AGAAATGATCACTGATGACCCCGAGCAGTTCGCCGCCTACCTGAGGGGCGAGACCGACGATCCGGGCGTTGTGAGCGCGGTCCGTGGGGGCATCCAGTACCCCCCGAGGGACCGTCAACTGGTGACGCTGGACAAGCGTGGAAGGGCCAGCCTCCGTGGCCTGGCCACCCATGATCGATACCTGGTGACCCGAGAGCCGGACGGCACGATCGTGCTGGTGCCGGCTGTCGTGGTGCCCATCAAGGAGACCAAGTGAAGATCGAAAGCGACGGAACGATCTTGGGCGCCGTCTACGAAGTAGAGCCCGGGCAATTCCGGTACGAGTGTGAGGAGTGCTGCACGGCGTTCTTCGGCGGGGATGAGTACCGACTGGAGCTGAAGGCCGACCAGCACGATGAGTGGCACCGTCACCAGGAAGAAGGACAGAGATGATCAAGACGCTTGCCCTGGCCGCCGCCGTCCTCGCCATGAGCGCGGCGGCCCCGGCCGGGTGCGCCGACCACGCACCCAAGATCCAGAACACGAACATCCAGGACGTGTCCCAGTTCCCGCGCTGCGACGACAACCAGGGCCACGGCGCCACCCATCCGTGCACCACCGGCAACGACAAGGACGGCTGGATCGTGTGGGTGGTCGGGATCGCCGACTGCCCGGCCAAGACGGTCCAGGAGAAGGGGAAGGTCAAGTGCCTGAACGCGGCGAAGTGAACGAGACCCCGTATACGAAGACCGAGATCCTGGTGGCCATCATGAACGGCGACCATCTCCATGCTCAGGAACTTCTGGACAAAATGCTTCCCAACGAGCTGCGAGTCCTGGAGACCTGGGCCATCAGCTTGGAAGAGATGGCCTACGCCACCCGGATTAAGAAGATGAGCCGGCCATGACCAGCGAAGCGGAGGGAATCAGGAACAAGATCCAGTTCGGTGCCGATGGCTCCCGGGTGCTGCTCGGACTTCTGATCACCGGTAACCGAGGCAAAGCTCGGCAGCAGCTCAATGGAATGACTCTCCAGCAATTGAATTCTCTGATGAACTGGGCGCAGGAACTATCTGACATCGCATACAAAACATGGGTGGAGAAGACCAATGATCTGCGCGCCGTGCAAGGACCAACGCCATGACGAATGCCCGACAGTAGACCGGTTTCTACCTCACCCAGCTCCATTCATACCGCACCAGGCTAAGACTTGGTGTGACTGTCAACACCGCACCTTGGTTGTCCAAAGTGGACAGGCCATCATCAAGCAGGACGCCGAAGTCCTGGCTCGACTGAAGGAGGACGACGAGTGACCCATTACGCATTCAAGGACCTGGACAAGGTCGCCGTCACCGAACAGGCCAGGGAAGTTCAGATGGCCTACGTGGACGGCTACATCCTGGCCCTGGAGGACATCCTGAAGGACATCAAGAACCTGCAGGCCAAGGAAGCTGCCCCCGACCGGGAACCTCTGCTCCTGGAGCAGCGTGTGGCCCGCAACGGGGCCTATGGCTCTGTCCGGGCGGCCGTCAACCGGTCGCTGCAGAATGCCCGGGACACCATGGCCATGCTGAAGGCCGGCCGTGAACCGGTGGCTTAGGGCGTTCTGCTGGTGCGTGATACAACTGGACTGGATTCCTAGCTACCGGCGTACGCATTCCGTGAACATCAAGACAAGGGAAATTGGTCCACGTGAGTGGAAGTTCCGTTGGCAAGGCGACTGGGGTATGTATCTCCTGATCAGAATGAAGCTATTGAATCGATACTTCGATTATCTGGATGACGAGGAGGGTGAGAGTGAGCACTGACAGCATGGTGGACGACGGGGAGTCCACCTTTTTCCGAGTCCGGATACGATTCTCCAACTTCGGCGACGGAGAAAGCTGGGGAAAGTGGCACCGTTCCTCCTACGCCTCATTGGATTACACCAGTCGGGAGGATGCCGAAAGGGAGGCAATAGGAGCTTGGCGTATCTGGGACTTGTCGGACCGTAAACGCGACATCCAAGTGGAGGTGGTCGAGGTCTACATGACTCTTTCCCCGATCGCTCGGATCGAACCGGCCTACATTGATCGGTTCAGCGAATGATTCCCCCGGGTCGGCTGGGATGGATGGCCGGGGTGGTGGACCTGAAAGGTCGCCTGGTCTACAAGAACAACAAGATGCGGGCCACTCCCCAGGCGGTCCTCGCCGTCAATAGCAAGGAGTTCCTAGTTATCCGGAGCCTCAGCTCCATGACCGGCACCAACCCCGAGATGATGAAAGCCATCCCGCAGGCCGAGTTCATGCGACGTGGCTGCAACGATCACTGCCCCGAGCCGCACGTGCACGTCAACGAGCTGGGTTCCACTGACATGCCACCCATCGGTCGCTGGACCATCACTGGGGCGGGGATGGTGGTGGTTCTGCTGGAGCTGATCCCGTTCCTGCAGGTGGACCGGGGCTGGCAGCAGGCTATAGAAGACACCATGGAAGTCACGGTCCTGGACGGCCGGGGTGCCACTGCTGTCATGACCCAGCTGTTCCGGCTGCGGTCCCTGGGCTGGGACATCCCGGACGTGTTCGGTGAGGCCCTGGACGAGTATGTGATGAACCGCGTCCTGGCCGATGCCGAGGCAGCCAAGGCGCCTGGACTGAGGAAACTTGCCGAAGGAGATATCGAATGAGAGTTATCGTTACCGGCTCCCGGAACTGGACGGGCCAGTGGGGCATCAACAGGATCTACGAGGTCCTGGACGCCACCCTGAACATGGCCGACACCATGGGTCAGGGCTTCGAGCTGATCCACGGCGCGTGCCCGACCGGCGCAGATGAGATCGCCAACAGCTGGGCCCACGTGTCGGAGATAGCCGAAATGGTCATGTTGACCACGTGGCCGGCTGACTGGGACCTGTACGGCAAGGCCGCCGGTCCGGTCCGCAACGAGCAGATGATGGCCGCTGGAGGTGACCTCTGCGTGGCCTTCCTCCGGAACAACTCTACCGGCACACTGGACGCCATTGGCAAGGCCAGGCGCCGGGGGATCTGGACCGTGGTGATCCCCTGGGACGGCCCTGACGCAGTGATCGAGCTTCCCAGTCGGGTGCCCGGCGAGTTCATGAAGGTGGTCAAGGATGGCGGTACCAGTGAGTTGCGGGCAGCCTGAGTGGATCTTCACTGTTGAACAGTTGTCCGATGCGACGTATGCTTGGTCCCAGGGGGGGGATACCTCCCTGGTGGACACGCAGCAACTGAAGATGTTGCTGAGACAAGCAATGCAAGGAGGAAGTCATGGCATGGGAGGAGGCAATGTGGGCGGAGCTTGACGCGCTGCCCGAAGCCGAGCGCATCGTGGCGATGGCCGAGAACATCACCCGGATGTCCCAGCACCTGCTGCCACTGCTGGGCCGGGAACGCCGGACCCTGGCAGTGCAGCTGATCGAGAGTAAGGCGTATAGCTACTCCAGCCTGGCCGAGTCGATCGGCAGCCGCATCGGAACGGTGCAGCGCCTGGTGGAGGAAGGCCGGCGCCTGCTCCGCGAGGAACGGGTGGACGCATAGCCTTTGTCTGGGGAGGGATCCCTGGGTAGTATCGAAGAGGAACCCGGCCCGGTCGTAGACAGCCAATGTCGCGGCCGGGCCGCTGGGCTTTGGGAGGCCAGATGCAGGAGACACTCAGGATCCACGGCAAGGCCAACATCCAGGTGTTCCACGTGGCCATGTGCAACACCTGCACCCCCAAGTTGCCGATCCCGTTCTCCAGCACCAAGGATCGGGACTACTGGGCCGAGACCCATTCGAACTGGGCAGGCCACGGCGTGGAGATCCTTACCGAGGTGCGGGTGGCCCAGTGAAAGACGTCCTGGACCAGGAGACGTACCGGCACACCAAGGAGGTCCTGGCCCATGCCCTGCACGCCGGCCTGGACCCCGTGGAAGCCCTGCACCAGGCCCACCTGCTCCTGACCGCGCAACGGTTTGAGCAGGCCCAGGCGCAGGCACTGCAAGGGCTGTTGATCAGTTTCCTGCAGTGGCGGCCGGACGAGTTGCTGCGCTTCCAGAACGCCAGGGACTCACATACCCCTTTCGACATGCATGCCCGGATCTCAGAATGGCTTGAGGTGTACGTCAAGGAGCGTTCATGAGCAACGTGTACTGCGACCGCAACAAGCTGGGCGGCTGCCAGGGCGTGTACCTGGACCTGGGGGGTGGTACCCCCTCCGACGACCGACTCCGAGCCCGGGGCTGGCACGTGTGGCGGGGGACGTTGCACTCCGGGTTCTACTCCGAGGTACGTCTGTGCCCCCATTGCACCGGGTCGACGCGGGCGCCGGCACCACAGGTTCTGGACGGGCAGCAGGAGCTGTTCGCCGTGGAGGAAGTTGAGCCGTCACACCACATGCCGTGAGGGAGGTGATGATCATGGAGGATCAGAGCAAGTACTACCCGGAGCGCTTCGTGAACCAGGCCAAGACGATCATGGATTTTGGCGCCCGGCTGGACCGGATCTGCGACCGGCATTCTCCGTGGTACCCGTCCGAAGACCACCAGACTCACGCGGTATGCAACTACTGCGGTGGCTTCTGGCCCTGTGCAGACCGCAAAGATGCGGAGTGGAGATCATGAGGCGTCGCATCCTGTCCGTCTCGATCCATGACTGCGAGGTGCAGACCTTCCGGTCCGGTGGGTCCGGCGGCCAGAACCAGAACAAGCGCGACACCGGGGTCCGAGTGATCCATCACCCGTCCGGCGCCCGGGGCGAGTCCCGCGAGGAACGCTCCCAGTTGCAGAACAAGAAGGCGGCGTTCCGGCGCATGGCCGAGCACCCGAAGTTCCTGCTCTGGCTCAGGATCGAGACTGGCCGGGCCTCCATGGTGGAGGCCGTCCTGGACGGGTACACCATCCCGGCCGAGGAGCTGAAGACGGAGATCAAGGTGGGCGGGAAGTGGACGCCTGTAACCGACGAAAGGATCTTGTCATGAACTGGCATTCAATATCGCTGGAGGAGTACCCGTACTTCTCCAGCGAGTATGTCTACGTAGCCGTGTGTTCCTGTGGCTACCAATCGGGCAAGAACGTCCGGCCCCAGGATGCCTTGCGGGCCGGACAAGATCATGTTCAGGCAAAGTTGGCATCCCCAGGGACCCCTGGGTAGGCTTGGTCTCACGGAAAGGAGCACAGCCCATGTGCATGAGCCCGCACGAGATGACCAGCGCCCGGATCAAGGAGATCATCCAGCGTTACAAGGAGAATCTCGAAGATCCGAGCCTCAGCTGGTATCACCAGAGCTATCGGTGGCAGATCGATGAGTACGAGGCGGTTCTGAAGGAGCGAGCCGAAAACGGTACCTACGACAGTGCCGGCTACCGCCCCGGTGACCGGCACGAGACCCAGCGGACGGAGTACCAGGAAGAGATCGGGTACCACCGTCGTCAGGCAGCAGCAGCAGCCGGCATACCACTCCCGAAGGGCAGCAACGCATGAGCAAGGACCTGCGGGAGGTGGACGTCCAGTACGCCCGCCCCCTGCCGGGGCTCACCCCCGGCGACATCGCAGAGTTCGGCGCCAACATGGTCCAGATGGGCATGGCCCCCCTGGAGGTGCGTGGCCTGCAAGGTGACCTGCAGCAGATCGCGGCGCAGGCCGTGATGAACGGGACCAACAAGGTCCTGGAGCGCATGGCCCGGATCAAGCAGGAGCAGTTCCGCGAGATCGACTACCGGATCCGGATGCTCAACGCCCCCCTCGGGTACGTCAGCAAGGATGTAGTTCTGTCCATCATCTCCATGGTGGCCAACAGCAACGGAGGTTCACAGTGAACAAGCTTGGTTGGGCCCTCATCATCGTCGGTGGGGGCCTTGTTGTGTATGGGGTCGTGCAGCACCTGAGCAAGCCGGCAGCCGAACCCGGCGACCCAGACTACGACCCTCAGGGCGAATACGGGCCCGATGAATGGGAGCAGGAGCTGTTGAAGCGGGAGCAGGAGAAGCCCTACAACGAGAGCGACTGGGGCTCGGACACGGTCAGGAAGACGGACCCGGCCGACCTGAACGACGGCGTCTGATGAACCTCCTGGTCTTCTGGATCCTGGCCATCTTCTGGTTCGGGTACTGCACCTTCTTCGTGACTGTGTTCCCGATCAACGAGACACTGCTGGCCAGCGGTAAGCCTCTGACCGCCAAGACGTTCTGGCCGGCCCTGCTCCTGACCATGGCGATGTCGCTGTTCTGGTGGCTGTTCGTGATCATCTACGGGAGGCGCTATGTCCGTTCCTGACAGGCACGCCAACGAGGCCACCCGCGAGATCCAGGCCGAGCTGCTTGAGTCCTGGAAGGACGCTAAGTGGGCTGCCGAAGCCTGGAGGGGCGAGGAGCAACGACGGCGGGAACGGCTGGAACTGGCCATGGGCGACGCTGACGCGGCCACCATCAATGGGCGCAAGGTGCTCACCAACCGGCCCAGCAGGCGCATCGCAGTGAAGCGCCTCATGGAGGACTACCCGGCCCTGGTGGAGCACTACATGCGCCCGGTGACGACCACGGAGTTCGACGAAGCCAGCTTCCTGCTGGTGCACCGTGACATCGCTGAGAAGTACCGCGTCCGATCATTCCGATTGGTCGCCGAGCCCACGGAGGTGGAGACAGATGATCAAGGATCCTGAGTTGCTCAAGCTGGCCGTGAAGGCCATCGAAGCCGAACCCAAGCGCTGGGATCAGCGGTTGTGGAACAGTACCCATGGTTCCAATGACGGATTCCCCGTTGGATCTGGGCCATGGGTTAATTGGGCTGAGGATGATGGCTACCAACTCCAGGGACAGTTCCAGGATTTGGAGAACTGCGGAACCGTGATGTGCCTTGCCGGCCACGTCACAGTGATGGCTGGTTTTCGTCCCCTAGCGGGAGCGCACGGCTACGGCCGCTGCGTCGATCCTGCAACCGGCGAGGTGAGCTACATCCCCGACAAGGCAACTGAACTGTTGGGCCTTAGCCTGGAACAGGAAGCGAACCTCTTCCACTCCGGCTTCAACCTGACGCTGTTCGAGTTCAAGAAACTCATCACCAGTGTCACCGGGGTGACGTTCGAGTGATCATCAGGGCGTACGGGGAGCCGGCCCCGCAAGGATCCAAGCGGGTCATCAACCGGGGCAACGCCCAGCACGCCGCCGTGATCGTGGAGGCCAACAAGAGGACCGCCCCCTGGCGCAGTGACGTGATCACTGCCGCCAGGGCGGTCCTCCCGGAAGGCCATGTGCCCTGGGATGGCCCGGTGGTGGCCAGGATGGTGTTCTGCTTCTGGCGGCCCAAGACGGTGCCGTACAGCAAGCGCCCGTACCCCAGCACCAACCCGCCGGGCGACCTGTGCAAGCTGGCACGCTCCACAGAGGACGCCCTCAAGGCGGCCGGGGTGTTCAAGGATGATTCCCGGATCGTGGAGTACACCCGGCTGGCCAAGGTCTACGTGGGCGAGGACATTGAAGCACTGAACAGCACCGGGTGCTTCATCGTCCTTGGTATTCTGGAAACATTGAAGGAGATCACAGTAAGTGGAAGATCCAAGTCTGCGCGAGGAGCGTAGGCTCCAGCTCGCCAACGAGGCCCTGGGCTTTGTCGCCGAACTCTGGCCCAAGCCCAGTTTCAGCACAGTCATGATCGAAACCCACCAGTGGTACCGGCTACGCCGGCTTCTACTGGCACTACCAGAGGAGTTGTTGGATGGTCAGGGAGTCGCAGGAGGACCGCCAGAGGCGCGAATCCGAGGAGGCGAAGGCTCGACAACGAGCCGAGCGAGCGGCTGAACAGCAAAAGCGGCACGAGGAACGGGCTCGACTCAACCGTGAGGCAGCTGCCCGCAAGGATGCCCAGGACCGGGCCAACGCCGAGAAGGCCCGCCGCAAAGCAGCCGAGTGGGAAGCACAGCAACAGGCGAAGAAGAACAAGAAGTGACTGACGAGGAGACCAAGCGCAGGGCGGTCCAGCACGCCCAGGAGGCTCTCCGGCGCCAGCAGCGTGACCGGGAGGCCGCCGAGGCAGCCCGGCGTGACCGGGAGAACCAGCGCATCGCCCGGGAGAACGCCGCCCGGTACAAGCGAGACCAGCAGCAGAAGGGGAAGTAGATGAAGGCCAGGCTGAACCAGTGGGGCTTCCAGGCGCTGAGCTTCTGCCTGGCCCTCATGTTCCGGGTGGCCGCCCTGATGCCCGACCCGCAGCCGGAAGGCCGGCACCGGGCACCAGGGAGGGCCACACGGGCCAGTGATCGCGAGGTCCGGGCCCAGCGGGATGAGGCGGCCAGGAACCGACGGGTGTTCCGTGAGTTGACTCGCACCACGTCGGTGCTGGACTGGAACCCGGATGTTGGCCTGGTCTGGCTCGGGGACGAGTTCGATATCCCGCCACTGCCTCAGCGCCGTTTCAGGGCCCTCAACCCTCGGGCCCTGGCTGCCGGTGCCATCCAGGACCGCGCGGCCCTCAAGCAGGACCAGGACGCCCTCTCCGGTGACTTCAACCGTGCCCTTGCTCGACTGGCCAGAGATCGTGAGGTGTCATGAACGCATGGGACAAGGACCGTTCGACTCCACCAACAAGCCGGTAACAGGGTGGTGTGATAGCTGCCAGAAGATCATCTACCTGGAACGCAAGGCAGCTCGTCGCATTGGGCGCCAACATCATCCACACAAGTCCACCTACCAGTGTCCGTTCAATGATCTTTTCTGGCACGTGGGTGGGCTTCCCAACGACGTGCGCTGGGGCAAAGTCACCCGCGATCACATCTTCAACTACAGGAAGCCGGCAGCATGAGGTGCAGAAACTGTGGCGAACTCAGTCACAAGACGCACGAGTGCCAGATCTACGGACCCTGGTACCCGGAGCCTGGTGTAGCGCCCACGTTCTACGCCGCTGAGAAGTTGCGCATCGACACCTTGGTGGCCGGCGACATCCTCGCCGAGCATGAGGCCGACCATGAAGGGGTGGATCCGTTGTGAGTGAGATCGACTACATCCAAGGCAGGCACTTCATGAAGGCTCTACATGAGGCTGGCCTACTGCCTGAGTGGCCGATGCTCACTCGAATCATCATTGACGTCGTACCCGATCAGCCCGTAATGATGCACGTTGAGCGCATCGGCTCCAAGCGCCTCGTTAACGTTGTCATCGAGGCGGGCCCTCACATTGAGGTGACGGAGCTGTGAGCAGCTTCAAGGACATCAGCAGCGGGCCCCACGACACCTACGCCCAGCTGTCGGCCCAGCAGCGCGAGCAGCTGCGTCAACACCGCCTGCAGGAGTCGAAGACGGCCAAGGCGCTCATCCAGCGGGTGGCCGAGAAGGAGGAGTGGCCCGAGGAAGACCTGGAAAACGTGCTGGGCTGCCTGGGGCTCAGCGGGGAACTCGATAGCGACCACGGTTCGTATGCGGGGCTAGCGCTTCCCATGTCGGGACCGGGACGTGCTCCTCGGCGACGCCCAGGCGCCTGAACACGTCGGTCGCCAAACCCATGGCCCGCCGGTGGCACCACCACTGATCCCGGGCGCTCACCGTGATCCCGAAGGCCAGTCGTGCAAACGGCTGGCCTTCCACTTGTGGATCACTGAACCACCAGCTGACGCGGCAGTGATGCTCCAAGGTCTGCCGGGCCAGCTCCCAGCCCTCCGGCCGTCCTGGCCACTGCCCCGGGTATTCGAAGAAGTACCGACGATGGGTGGTCACAGCCTCACCTCTGGTACGGATCCATCCCCCCGGGTGCGTAGCTCGGCCTCCAGCTGGTCCACCCGTTCATCGGTGGCCGCCTGGTGGGCCAGCATCTTGTCGGTGCGGCTGTTGACGATGGTGTGGGTCTTCTTGGCCTGGATCGCACCGTAGGCGGTGATGATGGCGACCACCCCCCCACTGCAGGCCGCGATGATGGCTACTGGGTCGCTCATGCTGGATCCGTCTTCGTGGTGGTGGTCACCGTGGTTACCCCATCCGGGCCCGGGATAGGTGGGGGCTGGGACTGGAGGGCCATCTGGACGATCTTTTCATGGGCCAGCTTCAGTTCAGCCTGGAGTGCCTCCGCCCGCTCCTCATGTCGCTTCGTAGTGCCGTTGGAGATCTCCTTCACCTGGTCCACCTTCTGGTAGATGGCGGCCCCAAAAGCACCCAGCACAGGGACGGCTACGGCAGCAGCCAACGTGAGAATGACCGTGGTGTCTTTACCCATGGCGGTCAGCGTTACTGAGCCGGCGATCAGCATGAACACGATGGCCACGGAGGCCCAGATGATGTGGGGGTTCTTCATGTTCATGAACCTGAGAGTAGTTGATCAGGGGGCGGGTGGAGTGACGGAAGAGGAAGCAATCCTTGCGTCAGCAATTTCCTGGACCTGCTCCGTGGTGAGGCCACCATTCCCGTCCCCGGCCGCCAGCAGAGCCATGATGCGGTCCAGCTTGGAGTTGAGCGAGGCAATGTCCAGGTTGTTCTGATGGATCCACTTCACGTACTCACTGAACGGTTGGGAGTAGCCCTGGGACACCGCGTTGATGATGTGCTCGAAGACGCCGGCCACAACTGCGTCCACGTCCGCCTTGGTAAGTGCCACGGTTCCTCCTGAGATGAGTGCCTGATACTGCTCAGCCGTCCCCTTGTAGGCGTTGAAGTCGAGCGGCTTCCCGTTGAACGGGGTGTTGTCCGAGTACTGCCATTGAACAGGGGCCATACCCCCATACGGGGCCCAGCCGGGGCCGGAATCGGTGTAGGTGGTGTAGTTGCTGGACACCAGATTCAGGCCGAGCTTGGACAGCGGAGACAGGTCGGGGGCACCCATGTGGTCGTGCCACCACCAGTGGGGCAGGTACACCATGTGCACCACCCCGCCCAACCCCCGGTACTGGTTGGTCAGGTCGACCAGGCGAGGAACTGTGACCCCGGCGGCCTCGGCGTCCCACATGCAGGGGGTGGCCCCCATGACGGCAAAAGCGTTGCGGGCCTGACCGGCGATGGAGTCGGTGTTCACCCAGTGGTACCCCATGAACGGGACCTTCATGGCCGCCGCCTGGGCCCGGAAGTTGACGTAGTAGGGGTCCCTGAAGGTGGCCCCCTCGGTCGCCTTGGCGATCACCGCTGACGCGCCCAGCAGTGACAGGGGCGCGTTGTGGTGCGACACGTCGGGGAACTTGAGCGTCACCGGCACAGTATGAGCTACCGGGCGTCCCCTTGGGTCGGTTGACCACTGGTGTTCTGGCCCTGTTGGTGGTAGTGCCAGGTCCTCTCGGGCAAATGGGTCATCTTCAACCCCTCGGCGCAGCAGATGGCCGCCACCCCGGTGATGAACCCCCAGTCCTCGTTGCTGAACGGGGGCGGCTGGGTGTCCTGGAACCCCACCCGCTTAGCGATGTCAGTCCGGACCAGGACCGTCATGGTCGTATGGTGAATGTTGCACGGGTCCAGGGGGATCCCCATGTGCTTGAAGGGCTCGTTCCCATGGAACCAGGAGTTCACAAACACGGAGTCTGTCGAAGCTGCTACCTCCGTGAGCTTGGCAAGGTGCTCGGGCAGCCACTCATCGTCGGAGTCAAGCCATGCAATCCACTCTGTCTGCACGAGATCCAGCAGGGTGCGCCGTGTCCATCCGGCACCCTTGCGCTCGGTGTCGTTGACCACCGCGATGGCCTCTGGCTGCTTCGTCTGTGCGTTCACCGAGGCCAGCGCACGTGCCAGCATCCCGTTCTGGAGCCGGGCTGGATGTGCGGCGATGCATACGGTGACTCCGGGACGTAGCTTCTGGGTCACTAGGTCCAGGTCGTAGTGCTCAGTCGAAGTCACAGGAGCCCCTTGCTTCTCGGCAGTAGCTGTAGTCCGTGGAGGCTTCCTTCATGGCGTGCCAGAACTCATCCGTCCGGAAAGGGAGACAGGTAGTTGCCCTGGAATGACCGTCTGTTGTACGACCGACCAGCCAGTCAGCGCCGATCGCTTCGACCCGGATGCAGTCGTAGTGATCCCGACCGAACCAGCCGTGAGCGAAGCCGTGAATGACGGTACCTACGGGAGATTGTTCAGCCACTGAGCTTGTCCTTGTAGAACTCCATCACAGCCAGGACGGTGCCTGCCAGATCGGTGTCGTGCGGGTCCGGGTTGTGGTCCAGCACGATCCCAGCTAGCGCAGCGAAGTGTTCCACTTCCCAGGGAGCAAGCGTGGCCCGCTGTTCGAAGACGTATCGGGCGAAGGCTTGAGCGCTGTCGGACTGAGGCTCAGGCCGACGGTCGTCCAGCCAGCCGTAATCGATGAGTGCTTCAACTAGCCGTGCTCGTGCAGGATCCAGTCCTGGTGCCATGTCATCCTGGAATTCCATCGAACCTTGTCCTCCCATAGTCGGAGCAGAACCGGAAGCGAGAGCTGATCTTGATGGCTCCAGTTGACGCATTCGTCCCACCAGAGCCGCGAAAGCTCCAGGACCGCAGGGGTGTGCCGGCGAGCATTAGCACCGGTGGCGATCAGTCCCGTACCGGGTGGGTGGAACTGCTCATAATGCGCCTTCTGAGCAAGGATGCTGTCCGCGTCGTACCGCCATGTGAGTGTGGCGGAGTAGTCAGCCTCGGGGTAGATGCAGGAACGGGCTGGATGTGGCACGCAGGACCAGTCGTCATCTCCGAGAGCGGCCAGGCATCGTTCCGCGTAGTCATCCACGATAAGTTCCATGGACCCGTCGATCCACAGGGAGACGTCGTAGTCGGGTAGCACCTCCCCCGGGTGCATCTTGAACCACTTGTGGTTCAGCATGGGGACCACGATCTCCGGGTCCCCATGCGTGGACAGGTATTCCTCGGGGAAGTAGTGATCCTCCTCCACCTTGGCGCACCATCCCAGCGCCGAGGCCTGCAGCGCCGTGGCCACCGAGTCAGTGAACAGGTACGCGTGACAGGTCAGCCCGACCGGGAGCGGCTTGGGAGTCTCGTAGCCGCCCCAGATGGCCGTGTAGAGGGCTACGCGAGGTGGGTCGGCTTGTACCACTCCACGGTCTCCTTCATCCGCTCCCAATCCAACGTGGGCCGCCAGTCCAGCAGATCCCAGCCGGCTCCCTTGGCCCGGATGTGGGTCTGCGGGGTCTCCCCCAGTCGCATCGGGTAGTGGACCACGTTGGTGTCCGGCTGCCCGCACACCCGGTTCACGAACGTGGCGATCCGGTTCACGGTGACTGCCACCCCGGTGCCGGCATCGAAGATCTCGTCGTTGCCGAACCGAGTGGCGTCCACCAGCATCCGGGCCACCTCATCCACATGGATGGGGTCCACCGACTGCAGCCCGTCCCCCCAGATCGGGATGGGCTCCCCCCGCCAGGCCAAGGAGGCGAAGGTGGGCAGGAACTTCTGCGGGTGCCCCGCCCCGTGCTTCTGGCCCGGACCGTAGGCGTTGAACGCCCGGACGTGACTCACCGGTACCCCGAAGTTGTGGTGCCAGGCCGTGGCCAGCTTCATGGAGCACAGCTTGGTGGCCTGGTACACGTTCGCCCAGTCCGAGTCGGGCATGGTGATGCCCACGAACCTGGCCTTGTTGCGGGCGCACCATTTCAGGATGGCCAAGGTCCCCTTGATGTTGACTTCCACGGCGTGCTCGGGGAAGTCGAACAGCTCCGAGGTGCCCAGGGCGCCGGCCAGGTGGATGACGCACTCGGCCCCGTCCAGGTTGGACAGGTCGGTGAGCACATCGTGGCCGTCGGCCCGGTCGAATCTCCAGACTTCGTGCCCTAGGCCCCGGGCTCGGTGGAGGACGGCTCGGCCGATGAAGCCGGCCCCCCCTGTAACGGCGATGCGCATACCTGCTCCTTGACCAGGGCGAGTGCAGCTTCCGGCTGCAGGGCGTTGTCACGCCTCAGCACGTATCCTGGCACAGCGTCGTCCTCGGACCAGTCCGACACGATCTTGTTGTAGTTGGTGTGCAGGGACGAGAAGAGTAGGGGGATGCCGAACCCGAACACCACCAGGGTCCCCGTAGGGGACGTGTCCACGGCGTGGATCTCCAGGTCTCCCCGGTAGTCCTGCAGGATGGACCAGACCTTCCACACATCCCCGGTCCAGTCCCCCTCCGGCTGGATCCGCTCGGCGATGGCCTGGTTGTACGGGAGCACGTCATCGAACACCACCACCGACTTGGGTCCGCAGTGCCGCTCGATGTTGATGAAGTCGCGCAGGGCATCCTCAAACAAGTGCGACCCGTCGATGAAGGCCAGGTCGATCGGGAGGTGGAGGCTCGGCGCTGGACCGCTGGGAGGACCGGCGAAGTAGACGTCCGAGGTCATGGTGTAGATGTTCTGGTTGCCCACCGAAGTAGTCAGCGGCTTGGGGTCGATCCCGATGGCCACCGTGGAGTGCACAGCCAGGGCCAGGGAGGCGCCCTCATGGACGCCCACCTCCAGGTACACCTTGGGCCGCAGCAGATCGTGCAGGGCGGCCAGGAACTCATGCCGCGTCATTCAATCGCTCCTCTGCCTTCTTGGCCTGCAGTCCCAGGATGTAGTCAGGTTCGAACCCGGCCATTTTGATGCCCACCAGAGCGGTCATTACCACGTCAGCCAGTTCCAGGGCCACATCCTCGGGGGTATGAGTGATGCCCTTGCGGGGGTTCAGGCCCATGAAGCCCACGAAGGCTTCAGCAACTTCGCCAAGCTCCTCTTGGACCTTGATGATCTGGACTGGGATTGTGACGTTTCGGCTCCGGAGATAGGCTTCGAGCCTTTCGATCAGTCCTATGTACTCGGGATTCAAGATCACCAGGGCCTCATTCCGTAGAGATCAACAAAGACCTGCGCATCCACCCCGGTCCGGACCTGAAGGTCAGGATCCATCTGACCGTTGGGATACAGGTGCTGGACCGGGAAACCGGGGATCACCACGGTGCCGCCCAGCTTTCGTGACTCCCAGTCGATGTAGTTGTCCGTAAAATACCAGTGCAGATCCTCATTGGCTCGCAGGCCCTTCTCGCCGGCCAGCATGAAGGCGTACCCGGTGAGCGGGTTGGGCCACCCTGGGACAGGTCCTGGCTCGGTCAGGAATGTGGTGCTGACCCCGCCACCAACGGAACAGGCCGCCGCTGCCCCGTATCCCCGCATGGCACTGGAGACCGCCTCGAACCAGCCTTCAGGAACAATGGCGTCGTCGTTGAGGATGGCCACGTCCCACTCATCGGTGTTACGTGGCTCGAAACCATTGGCCTGCATAGAGATCTTGTGATTGATCAGGTCGTCCTGGACGAACTGGAGCCCCCGGTTCCACCACCGGGAGATATTCCGGGGCTCCTTGGTGTCCCAGGTCCACATCCCCGTGTTGACGTGGTTCTCCGGAGTGTTGGTGGTGTAGATGAGCGCCACCCGATCCACCTGAGGCTGGATCGCGGCCACCGCATCCCGAAGACAGGCACGCCCCGTGGTGGGGATGATGGCGCAGCGCCAACGGTCACTCACTTCAGCACCAGCCAGGCTCCCAACAGGAGGCCGGCGTAGGCCAGGAACGCCACCAGTGTCCCGATGGTCCCGATGTTGAGGCAGGTGTTGACGTCATTCTTGTGATCATCCATTGATGTACTCCTGGATCCGGCGGTACTTCTCCTCGGTACTGTGCCCGTCGTACGGCACCGGGTGCTGGGGCATGTGCCAGGACACCTGGCCGGTGGGCAACTCGATGTAGATGACCGGCCACTCCGGCTCCTCCGGGTCGATCCGGATGCCGACGGCGAACCCCAGCTCGGCGGCAGTGCCGGCCGCACGCAGTACCAGGGAGTACCGAATGTGGTACTGGGTGTCGTTGGCTTCAATGGCCAGCAGGAGGCCTTTCAGAGTGGCCCGATTCATCCTGGTGCCATATGTCTCAGCCACGCTGGATCTCCAATGCCCGGGTCCACGCTTCCTGCCAGCGCCAGGCCTGCGCCTGGTACGTCTGATCCTTCATGAACTCCCTGCCCATCTCGGCCTGCTCCTTGCGAAGCACCTCATCGGTGAGGAGCCGGCGCAGGTGGCCAACCCACTCCTTGGGTGTGTCGGCCAGGAACCCGCACCCAGACTCCCGGTGCAGTCGACGGTACTCCGCCCGGGGGGAGGCTACCCAAGGGACCCCTATAGCCATGTGTTCGATCCCTTTGAGCCGGGACTTGGCCGTGTTGAACACGGTGGGCGCCAGGGGAACCATGCCCACGCTGTACGTGGCGGCGATCGTCTTGCACCACACGTCCAGTTGGACCAGGCCGGTGGCAGAGGGGTCCTGGCGCAGCTTCAGCGCTTCCTTCACCCCCTTCCCGTCGCCCACGATGCGCAGAGGGAACCCGTCGTCGACCAAGGCTTGGACGCCGCGAGCAGTGTGCAGGTCGTCCGGGTGTGACTTCAGGGTGCCAGCCCAGCCGAACCCGTCGGTCGCCGGTTGCACGAAGTCCGGGTTGAGCACCACCTCGGGGATGAAGTTGTCCAGCACCATGCCACGGCCGTGCTTGGCGTACGTCTTCTGCAAGGCCTCCGTGGAGGTGGTGACCAGGGTGGCCTCCTTGCACGCCTCGAACGCGGTGCGCCAGGAGAACGGGGTCCGTGACTTGGTGTGGTAGTTCCGGAACGCCACGTTGCCTGGGTGCACCGTGGACATGTCATCGTCCATGTCCACCACCACGGCAATCCCGGCACTGCGCAGGGCCCGGATCAGTTGGGGCTGCAGCTCATGAGAGGGGCGTTGCAGGACAACCACGTCACAGTCGGGGGCGGTGAGTTGGACGAGACGCTGTGAGCCGTCGGGTTGCTCCTCGGTCTTGATGAGGAACCCCGTGTCCCCTTTGGGCGGGACGATGTAGATGCTCACGCCCTGGGCCTGAAGGACGTTGCTGGGCCAGATGATCCGGTTGTGGCCACAGGCCGCTGCGTCGGCGGGGAACACCACCACTCTCATCAGGCGTCCAGGGGGATGAGAGTGTTGAAGTAGATCTGCACGGTGCCTGCAACCAGTCCGAAAATGGTGAGGTCGCCGGCACTGGTCATTCTCAACACGGCGGCCCGGTTGGTGGGGTTGCACGCCAGAGGAAACGTCACCGAATGGATGGGGCGGAACCCGTCGTTGAGATTGGCTATAACGGTGCCGTCCGTGATGGTCCCAGCCACGATTTCACCCACGATCTGCAGGGTGTTGGGTGGGGATGGGACCAACCGGTACTGGGCAGTTACCTCGGCCGAGCCCACGTTGGTCCACCCGTTGAGCAGGGTCATGGAGGCCCAGGATCCATCCGATACCTTGGACAGGTTGACCGTGCCCACGATGAAGTTCCCAGCCGGGGGTACCTGGATGATGTAGACCCGCTGTTTAAGGGACACCACCCCCACCATTGAGGTCACCAGGATGGAGACGGCGTCCCCGTCCATCTGAACCTTGATCGGATTAGTTGAGGTAACCGTTCCGTTCTGCATGGTCCAGACCAAGCCGAGGCGCTTGGCGTCGGCCACCACCTGCTGGGCCGCCGCCGTGAGCGCCTCGGTGTCGTGGTTCACCGGTAGGCCCGGCGCAGGGAATGTGTCATGGTGCCATCAAAGTTGATCGCCCACGCCAGTTCAAGCCACAACTCACCCTGCCACCGGATCACGTTGTAGGAGTCGTGGCGAGGATCCACTGCCGTGGTCAGTTCCACCGTTTCAATGATGCTGTTCTGGTTGGCCAAGGTGAACGCCATACCTCGGGCCTGGGACTGGTCGGCCGCCTGCAGCTGGGACACCTGGGCGATGACAAAGCCCCGGTTGACGATGGAGTTGGGGGCACTGTCGGGAACGTCAGCGAACCCGGCCGCCGCGCTGTTGGATTCGGCATTGTTGGAGATGACGATGAACCGGTTGGGTGCCGTCAACAGGTTGGTGGTGGTGGGAACAGTCTGCCCTTGGACACTGGTGCCGGCGTCGAAGTCGAAGTCGGGGATCTGGCGGGCCGGGTCGAAGGAGGGGAGAAACTGCAGGACCCCGTTGTTGTCGAACCAGGGAGACCAGTACGCCCCGGCTAGGGCGAGTTGATTGAGAACCTGTCCCCGGTTGGTCCCGATGGAGAATGACTGCTTTGATCCGAACTGGGTGTACCCGGCCTGGAACGTGACAGGCAGACCGGCCAGGACCTGGGGGATCACCAACGACACCGTGTTGGTCCCATCCCCGCTGATTCCTTGCAGGATGGGCTGGTCGACCAGGTACATCTCATCGTTGAGGACCCCGGTGAGAAGCTTGCGGCCATTCACATACACGGCCGATGTCTCATCGGTGAAGATGTAGCGGCCCAGCTGGAACTGCCCCACTCCTGGAACCACAAAGAAGATCAGCAGCCGGTCCGACACGGGGTTCAGGAAGGCGCTGTCCTGTACGCCGAACTCTAGTGTGATCTGGCGCTTGATGGTGCGACCAGTGTCATGAGACAACCCGGTGCCGGTACGCACCGGTGTGACCGTTCCCCGGTTGAACCCGTCCGCATCCACCACCCGGAACAGGAACGAGTTGGACCGCTGCCCCACCCAGCGCGCCTGATCCAAGGTGGTGTTGAAAGTGTTGGTGGTGAACGCCATCAGCTGGACACCTCCACCTGGGCGGCCGTGTCGGTCACCTCAGCAATGTGGACAGTGGCGATGTAAAGGGAACGGTTAAGGGATACCTGTCCACTGGGGACAGTGATGTTGGCGAACCACCGGTTTCCGTCCTGGTCCCGCACACACACGTACGGAAGTTGATCCCAGGCCAGGTCCCGCAGTGAGGTGAAGTCGGGAACGGTGGGGGCAGAGATGGCGGCAGCCTGAACCAGGATGGTCCGCTCGAACTCCACGCCTCCGCGCTCGGTTGGGCGTAGAGCAGTGAAAAAGTCTCGCTGGAACATGGGTTGCAGCGTGTTCCAACTGGCCTCAGGGAAGGTGAAGTTCTCAGTGACCGCTCCCCCCCCTTGCCAGGCCATGGAGTAGGCCAGGTTGCGGACGCCGTTCTGCACCGCGTTGCTGGTGAACAGGAGCACATGGGCGTTGGTGCTGGTCATCCCCAACCCAGAGCATCCTGGTGCTGTGACGTGAATTCCGGTGAGAGTGGTACTCCAGTCGCCGGGGAACAGGTAGTTGTTGACCGCCCGGATCCGGTAGCTGGTGGTGATGTTGGCCCCCACCCGCAGCTCGTAGTCGTTGAACGAGGACACCGTGGGGCTGGTCACCAAGGCGATGGTCTGCCAATCGGTGAGAGTGTCCATGCGCTGCAGTTCGTAGTACCCGAACCCGGACAGGGGAACAGAGGTGCCGGAGGTGGTGCTCCAGAAGATCTTCCGGTACTCCAGGGTGCTGGGGATGAACCACGGATCCACCCCGCACTCCAGGCCTATTCCGGTCAGGGTCTGGTTCTGGGTGCTGAGGAAGAACCCGTCGACGACGGGCATGTCCACGCTGAACATCACGGCCACGTCGGAGGTAATGTCGCCCGCCGAGCCGGAGACCATGGGGGCGTACTGCGGCATCCACGTTTCGAACAGTGCCGTACCGGAGGGTGGGGCGTAGGTGGCTGTTCCGAGCTGCACAGTGGCCAGGTTCCAGTTGTTGCCTACAATGCCGCTCAGGGCCGGAGCTGTGGCGCCGAGAACTTCCCACCGATTGCCGGCCAGTTCTCCTGTAGCTGACCAGGTGAAGGTGGGGAAGGTGCTCAGTCCCATGGAGGGGATGTGGGCCTGGGGGAACCGGAGATCGACTTGCTTCCAACCATCGATGATGTCATCAAGATCATCAAAGTCAGCGGCAGCAATGCTGGCAACAGAAGCCCCACTGGTCACCGTCAACGGGACCGTGGTGTCACCGAACCGACGAGCCCAGAAGCGAATGTTGGGGTAGGACCGGGCCACCCCCATGTTGTCCGCGATCTTCTGGGCAACCGTCTGGTTTCCCCACACCTGACCTTGGGACTGCTGGCCATACACGTGCACCTCGGTCATGACGGTGCCGCCGCTGGCGTGCAAGGAGATCTGAGGCAGGATCTGGGTCGACGTCTCGGTCAGGGTGTTGTCAACGATCAGATCTGTGGTGGGGGTCGGAATGTTGATCTGGATGCCGGGGTGGCTGGGGATCTCGTAGTACTGGTGGATCGCGTTGATGGTGGGCTCCGGGTGACCGGAGGTGTCGGTGGTCCGGACGTCCCCCCAGTTGCCCTGCGACAACGTGACCAGGTACTGGCCGGCCGGAAGGGTGGGGTTGGCCGCCCAGGTCTGCGGGTGACGCAAGGTGATGGCGTTGGCGCCCAAGGCGTACGGCAACTCCCGGCCGCCGGTGGGGTTGGAGGCCAGCACCGAGGAAAGCTGCGAGTTGTTGTAGACCCGGGAGCCAGTGGCCAGCCGGGTCTCCTCGCAGAACAAGACCTCCAGCGCGGAGTAGGAGAGAAACACCGACACTGCTGATCCGATGCTGGTGAAGAACTGGGAGGTGATCTTCAGAACCATGTTGATCGGGTTGGCGTTGGTGGTCTCGAACCGTTGCAGCTCCTCGTACCGCCACGGCATGGTCTCGATCGTGTACGGGTACACCGTGTTGGTGTAGTAGACCGCCTGGTCCCCGATCCGCATGCGGGACAGGGCAGCGTCCCCGGCGAATGTGGTTCCTCGGATGGGGTCCTGCCAGTTGAGGATGGTGGTGCCGCCGCTGCCCTCCAAAGACATCGGCATGAAGCTGACCGGGATGGGCTCCAGGAAGGTAAGCCCGTCGGCGGGGGAGATGGTCGCGTTGTAGAGCCAGTTCAGCCCGACGATCCGCTTGCCGGCCAGCGCCTGGGCGTACTGGTTGACGGCGAAGTTCATGGTGACGGTACGGGTGAGCTGGGTGACCTCGCCTGTGAGCACGTTGTAGGCGATGATGACACCCTTATCCGCGCCTGGATTGGATACCGCTTCGGCCACACTGGAGGACTGCAGCAAGGCCCCCCACACTGAGTTGGGGGTACCCAGGTTGGCGATGGTTCCCGAGTTGCAGGGGATCACCACCCGCCGGATCGGGCCCGCGTCGGCCGCCGCCACTCCGTACGGATACACGGAGATGTTCATGATCTGGTTGCGGTAGAAGTTGGGGTTCAACTGGTCGACGTAGAACCGACCCTCCGTCAGGTTGTACGACTGAGTGGTGGTGAACTTGGTGCCGCGCTCGAAGCTGTTGGCATCCTGGCTGTAGCTGTAGGAGGCCTGGCGAATCGGCACCCACTCCTCGCCCAGAATGTAGGGCCGGTAAGGGTTGTAGTCGCCCATCACATACTCCTGATCGCTGCACGCGCTTGTCGGGCCGCCAACATGCCACCGATACCGGCAGCCACACCGTTGCCCAAAGTCTGGGCCTGAGCCTCAGTGGGGGTGGACCCGTAGAAGTTGGCGTTAACAGCGCCCGGACCGAAGTTCACCGAAGACACCGCCGTGTTGGTGGCACTGGCCACCAAGGGCACGCCCATGGCGATGCCCTTGGCGAACTCTTCCATCATTCGCTGGCCACGCAGGAGGCTGTACCCGGAGCCGGACAGGGGACCCTTCTTGGCCGGGGAGCCGGGCAACCAATCGGTAGCAGCGTGGACCACCGTGCGCATCAGGTCACTCAGGTTGGGGACCTTGCTGGCGATGCCGTTGATGAACCCTTGCAACAGTGAGGCCCCCGCGTGGAACAGAGCGGAACCCAGGTTCCCCAATGCGTCGGCCGCCTTGCCAGGGAGGCCCTTGATGGTGGCGATGACGTTGCCGATAGTGTTTCCGATGCTGGTCTTGATGTTATCGAAGGCCTGAGCCGCGTTGTTCTCCACGCCGCTGAGACCCTCGCCGAACTTGTCCCAGAACTCGTCCCACTTCTTCCGGGCCCACCCCAGGAAGTCGACGATCTTGCCACCAAGCCAACCGAGGTATTCCCCGGCGATTTGCAGGTCGGCAATGAAGATCAGCAAGGCACTGATGAGGCCACCGACGATGTAGATAGCTCCGACGCCGAGGGTGATGATTCCCTTCAGAACTTCGGTGCCTGGCTTGCCTTGGAGGATGAAGGTCCACTGGTTGAACACGTCGATCAACGCGTCCAGGAGTTTGGTGCCCCCCGCCTGGTCCAGTTGGTTCATGAACGTGAAGACAAAGTCCGATGCAGCGTTCAGCAGGCCCAATAGCGAAGCGACCGAGTTCTCCATGCTTTTGAAGAACTTCTGGGTATCGGGGTCGTTGGCCAGCTGAGTAAGGAACCCGGCGAACCCAGTAATGAACTGGTTGAACTGCTCCCCGAAGTTCACCAGGAACGGCTCAGCCGCGATGCCTATGTCGCGGAACCCCTCCAGAAGCTTCTTGATCGCATCGCCGAAGCCACTCAGCCAGTTGCTGGTGTCATTGCCGAACATGGAGAGGAAGGCGCGGGTCTTCTCGTCTCCAAAAAAGCCGGACAGCTTGTCGGCCATGATGCCGAGAGTGGTTGCCAGTTGGGTGATGTACGGCCCGGCGAACTTCAAGAGGTCAACAAACTGGTTCACTGCCGGCGCGGCATGCCGGAAGAACTCGTTTTGTGTTGCCTTGGAGATGTCGTTGAAGATCGACCGGAGCGGGAGAAGGTTTTTGACAAACTCTTGGGCGCCAGGCGTCAGGTCCTTGATCGCCTTATTGAGTTCTCTGGCATTTTTGGCGGCGAAGGCAGCCTGGATGGCGGTGCCCAGCCCCTTGAACGCGCTGTAAAGGGCGACGGCGCTTAGACCCAGGCCGCCGAGGATGGCAGGAAGGGTGGTGAGCAGCGCGCCCACGATGGTAAGGGACTGAATGAGGGCCCCGACCAGGCCGACGATGGCAGCGAAGACAGGGATCAGCAGAACGATGAGCGGGGACTTGCCGGATACGTTGAAGACGGCCCCGATGCCGTCCTGAACTGCCTGCCCCACGTTCTTGCCGAACAGCGTGAAGCCACTGGTGTCAGCCCCGGACAGTTCCTTCTCGACATCCGCGATGGCCTTGCGGATCCCCTTGACCACAGGGTCCCGGTCCACCTCGACGTCGGTGCCCACCTTGACGGTGGCGGTGACCTTCTCCTTGTTAAGGGCCTCTTCGAAATCCTTGCCGATCTTGGGGGCCTCCTTGCGGAGGCGCCCGGCCAAGTTGTCGGAGAGTGTCTTGCCCCACTTGTCGCCGGCCTTCTTCAGCTCCGGCTCGACCCCGGTACTGGCGCGCTCTACGCCCTGCTCGACGTCCTTGGGAAAATGGGAGACGTCGGCGGTGACGTCCATGGAGACTTCACCGATGGTCTCCCCATGCCCGGGACCTTCGATAGCCATGACGTCACCACCCCTCGGAGCATTGGGTGTAGGCCGTCTTGGCGAAGCGCTACCAGATCATGATAGGGCTAGCCCCTCATCAGGGACATGAACTGGTCCTGGGACATTTCGATCTCTTCCATGATCTCCGCGCGCACCTTCACCGGGGGCAACTCCAGCTGGGACACGAACATGGTCACGTTGTCCTTGTCCAGGGACTGCAGCATCAGCAAGGTCATGGCGTCCAGCCACCCGGCCAGGGAAAGTTTCTCCGGGTCCACGTGTCGCAGGACCATCTCCGCGCCCAGGACGTGCCATCCCCCCTGGACAGCTCCGATGAGGCGCAGCGCCACCCACCAGTCCCGGCCGGTGGCCTCCTCGATGATGTTCATGACAAGGTCCTCGACCTCATCCGGTTCCAGCTTGAAGACCACGTCGACCCCGTTGTCCAGCAGGTCCAGGAGAACGTCGTCCGGGGTCCAGTCCTGCATGAAGATGTTCAACCAGTCGGCCGCCGGCAGGGCTGGGATCTCGAACTCCAGCCCTGCCACGGTGAAAGGTATGGGGGTGGGGCGCAGGGACCGGACCGGGCTCCGGTTGAACTGGGGGACCTGGAACGAGCTACTTGCTACGTCGGGCTGCGACACGGCCACGCCGTACTGCCGGCTTCGGTTCTTCTTCGGCCTGAGACGTCTTCACGAACGACACCAGGTCGGTGAGGGAGACCTCCCCTGCCTCCTCGGCGGAAACCAGGAGTGCCCGGTCCTGCTCGTTGGCCACGCAGGCGTGCAGGATGTTCAGCATCTTCTCCACGGCCTCCAGCTTGGCGTTCGTGGCAACGTCCTCGTGCTGCAGGATGTTGGCATACCGGGCTAGGTGCATCATCTGCAGTTCAGTCAGCTCGCGGATCACGATGGATCTGCCACCGACTGAAACGATCTGGGTCTTGCGGGCTACCTCGTCAGGAGTGGGTTCAGTCATGGCGGTGATCATACGTCCCTGGCCCGGATCTTCAAGCCATGTCTCCTCGCCACTGCAACCATGGGAATCTCCAGGAACCTCTTCCCGTACCTGATGCCTGGATGGGACAGCCCGATCCGACCACGGCCGCCTGGGATGTGAGGGAAGAACGCCACCCTCCCTTCTCGGCGCCAGTAGAACTTCAGCTGTGGGCGTTTGCGGGATCCAAACCGCATAACACCCCAGGCCCCCTTGGGGAAGATCCAGTGCTGCTTGGCGCCGTCATGCACAGCCAGTGCGTAGTCCAGGCGGGAGCCGATGGCGCCCCGGATCTGCATACCCACTACCAGGGGACCCTGGATCTCAATGGAGGAAGCCAGTTCGCCGGTGGAGTACGTGCCCGTGGCAGCAATGGCGCGGGCCCCAGTGGCCATCTCCTGAAGGATCACCTCCATGAACTCGGAGGCCGCGCGCTCGGAGGCGAACACCGCCAAGGGGAAGTTCACCTTCACCTTGGCGACCATTGGCTCACACTCCTGGATCGTGGATCAGTCGAAAGTAGCAGTTGACGATCAGGTGGGCGAGCCTCTCATCCATGCCCAACCAGTACACCTGGCCAGCTTCGAAGGTGTCGAAGCTTTTCAGCGCCAGGACCTGGACAACACGCATCAGCAGTCGCAGTTCGGGTGCTGGACCTGGACGTTCACATACCTCTCCACGCAACCACCCAGGGGCGGCCCCTGCACCTGGCGGTCCATCACCACGGACATCCCGTCAAAGAACCCAGTGTCATCAGTGATGACGGCCACCCGGAAGCAGCAGGTGGCCTTGCGCAGGACGACCGAGTCCCACATGTTCTGGATGGATGCCTGGTTCCACTCCGCGCAGGTGGGCATCCCGCCCTCCTGGAAGCCTTCCCCCTGGGTTACCACCGGAAGGCATCGAACCAGACCCATGCGGTACTCCTCAGCCCAGGCGGGGGGAGCGCACCGGGTGGCGGCTTGCCGGTTGATGTCCTGCTGCGGGAACGATTCTGCTGAAGGCCACGTCCCGGCCAGGGCCACGTAGCCCAGGCCGTTGCAGCACAGGTCCTGGTACTTGTCCATGTCAAACGGGATCTGCGTGGACACCCGGAAACACACCTCGGCCGGGGGTTTCCAGATGGTCACATCGTTGACCAGGTTCCCCACCTCGGTGATGGCCTGGGATAGGCACGCCTTGGCCAGCTGGGCCAAATAGATGACAGGGTCAGGGAAGGGGAAACTCATGGCCAGGTCGTCTTCCGGCCGGTGGGGATGTCGGGGCTCAGCACTTGCATGCGGGATTGCAGCCGGTACGGGTTGAAGGCATGGATCACGTTGTCCACTGTGGGCACACCGGTGAGGCCCCGCTCCAGGAGATCATCAATGTCGGCCAGGGACACCGTCACACCCTGCCGGGAGATGGATGTGACCCGCTGGGGAAGCCGGCACGCCGCCCCAGTGCAGGCCTTGGCCCACTCACAGGCCAGTTCCCCGCCAGCGCGCTGCAGGGCGGCCGGGACTGGCATGCCCTGCAGGTACGACACGATCAGGGTGTTGGGTCCAGTGTTCAGGTTGAAGTCTTGACGCAGGGTCCAGCAGTCGTCGGTGGATTGGTCGTGAGTACGAACCAGCCAGGTTCCATTGTCGACCCGGTAGGTTGCGGGGTCGATAAGCTCCCCGTCCTGCACCACCGAGATGATGGAGTTGACGGGTCCCTCCAGATAGACCTGACAGTCAGGCCGACAGGAGAGGCACCCGATCCCCACTCCACACCAGCAGTTACGCCACTCACCTGCGAACAGATAGGGGACGAAGAAACCCTCCCCGTTCCAGTAGTACCCGTAGGTTCCCAGCCCGTCATTCCCAGAACAGTACCGACCACACGGCCGCACCACTTGGGTGCAGAGACCGAACCGACGCCCGGTGGCCGCCCACAGGACCAGGGAGGCGTAGGACTTGGCCGCCGCCTGCAGCTCGGATGAGTAGGTGCTCCACTCCGCGCAGCAGGAGGTGTCGATGTCCCAGCCGGATTCACAGGGGCCGGCGGTCACCGTGGAGGGGGCGTACACGCTGATCATCTCGGAACCCTGGTGGGGGTTGCCGGAGATGGATCCTGACCACACATCCAGGTACAGGCCAGTGGAGACCGGGGCCGACCACTGGTAGAAGTACACACCCGTGGTCGGGTTGATCACCCCGGCAGTGGTGGGTCCAAGCACCACTGCCCCATCGGCCAGGGAGGTGATGGTGATGGTGGGCAGGGAATCCAGGTTGACCAAGGGACCACCGTCGAACTGCCGCACCTCCAAGGTGAGCGGTCCGCCGATGCCCTGCACCATTGATGTGGTCATGATCCCCTCCTACCGAAAGAATGGCATGAAGTCGGGGACCCGGGTGCCATCCGGGGTGAACACGATGTCGGAAAGGTACGACGCCGAGGAAGGACTGTTGGGGAAAGACCCCACTGTCGTGTTGAACCCTGAGGTCACGAAGGTGAGCCCGTTGCGGGTGACCGAGCCCCCACCGAAGAACCCAGGGATAGCAGAGTAGGGACCACTGGTGTTGATGACGCTCCAGTACGTCCCGGCCGCCACGTGCAGGGGCAGGTTGACTGACCCGGTGGTGAAGGTGACAAACGTCTGCTGGGTCACTGCGTCAGCAGACGCCGTGGCCAGCTGAATGGTCCCTGCGCTGTTCCACAAGGTCCAGGTCAAAGTCCCCACTGGCTGGTCCGGGTAGAACCATCTCCCGGCGGTGACCGTCCCAGCCGGGAGGGTCATCTGAACGCCCAGGGAGATGCCACCCCCCTGGTTGAAGAACCCAATGGAGCCGACGTCCCCGGCGCCGTAGAAGGAGACCATTAGTACCCCTGGGCCAGGGCAATCACATACAGCTTGTCGGCCGCCAGGTTGTAGACCACACCGAGGAAGTCCCTCTTGCTGGCGGTGCTGGTCATGGTGAAACTGGTGATCCCGGTCCCGAAGGAGTACTTGGTGTCCAGCGCCAAGGTGTTCCCACCACCGGCCGCCTGGATGATCTCGAACAGGATCATCTGGCCGTCGGTCAGGTTGCTGGGGTTTCCCAGCGTGTGCCCGGACCCGGTCAGAGTGAGGCGGAAGAAGTTCCCCAGCGACGCGTCCACTGTCACAGGGGAGCTGTCAGTGAGCACCACCGGGGTGTTCACACTCTTGGCCATGGTGACGGTACCGGTGAAGGTGGGACTCGCCAGGTTGGCCTTCAGGTTCAAGGCGGTCTGCTGGGCGGTGCTGACTGGCTTGTTGGCGTCCGAGGTGTTGTCGACGTTGCCGAGGCCCACGTCACCCTTCACCAGGATCAGGGACGTCTTCACCTGGGCTGGGGTCTGGGCGGCCCACACCCCAGCAACACCCTGGATCACGTTGCCCGTCGCCGAGGACAACCCGGCGATGGTGGTCAGGTCACTGTCCAGTGGCTGGGAGGCCGCCTGCGCCGCCGCAGCCGCGCCGGCCGCGTCGAAGGCACCTGTGTTCTGGGTGGCCGCCGTGCCCAGGCCCAGGTTGGTCCGGGCCGTGACCACGTTGGTCAGGTCGGACAGGTTGCTGGCCGCCACCAGCTGCAAGGAGTTGGCCACGTTGGCCAGGCCGACCTGAGCCTTGGTGTAGTCCCCGGCCACGGCCACCACGTTGCCGGAGCGGCCGAACACGGTGTTGACCCCGCCACCGCCTCCGCCGCCAGCCTGCCAGTCCACGCCCTCGGTGGCCGCTGAATCAGCGGTGAGGACATCCGTGTCAGGTCCGACGGCGACCGGCTGCAGGGTGCCCGTCGCATCGGCGGCGAGCAGATCCCCCTTGGTGTAACCGCTGACATCAACCTTGGAAGGGTCGCCACCAGCGAAGATGAACGCGCTCATGGCGACCTCTTCCTGGGTTGATGATCAGCTTGGGGTCAGGCTGGACAGCTGCTGGCAACCACACACCGACGTGGGCGGAGCCAGGCGGGTAAGGAACATCCGCTCGTGCTGCCGAGAGCCGATGGGCGTGAGAAGCGGGATCCGGGTGGTGGATCCAGCCGGGTTGTCGGAGTAGTCGACCATGTACGGTCCCGTGCCCCAGCCGCCGCCGGCCTTGGTCCGGGCGTTGAGGACGAAGTTGGCTGCACCGTTCTCGTAGGTGAGGTCACCGATGGTCCCTTCCACGATCCAAGGGAACAGGGTGTAGCCGTACTCCTGGCCGCCAGTGCAGGCAACCCCAGCACCAGAGATCCGGGTCCAACCCTCCAGTGCGAAGTTGACGTTGGCCGCCGAGCCCTCCTCGGTGGAGTAGCCGGTGGAGACCGGGGACACTGCGTCGTTGAGGACCAGGGGTTCGGCCGACATGATGTTGACCATCTCGGGGTCGACGTTGCAGAACGTCAGCACCAGGTTGATCCACTTCAGGACCGGCGGGTTGGTCTCCCGGACACAGAAGACACCGTCACCGTTCTTGACGAAGAACTCCTGCCGGGCCTCGTACTCCTTGGTCATGGCGATCGAGATGATGCCGTCACTGACCACAGTGGAGCATCCCGTCACCGGAACCCCACAGGAGTTGAGCTGGGTTACCCGGACCCGTGGGATTTTCCAGGGGGTGTAACACACCGTAGTCATGATCGTCCAATCTCCGGCACTGTAGGCGCGGACATCACAGGGTGCTGCAATCGCGAGTGACCTGGACGGCCCACACTCCACATTCGACGATCACGTTGAAGATCTTCTCCGCGAAAGTGAACACAGTATTGGTGGCCAGGTTCATGTTGGGACCGATCGGGGGTACATCCACATCGGACTGCCAGATCAGGACCCGGCCCGAGGCGTACATCCACTCGGCGCCGGCAGTGGCAGCCTGTCCGGCCGGGCCGGACCCGTCGTACCCCTGCCCGAACACCACCGGAGTCCCCAGCCAGGTGTTGATCTGACGACCCTTGGGAGGCTGCAGTTGGTAGGACCGGGACAGGTGCGAGGACATGCCTGGCCGGGCATGGAGTAGACCGCCCACTACGGCGTTGTCAGCCAGAGCCTGCTCCAGCAGCTGTACCGCCACCGTGGGGCATGAGGCTGTACCCAGGCTGGTGGCCCCCTGGAACAGGCCCGGAATGCCGCCAATGCCGCCCAGCGGCGATCCCTGCCACACTCGGCGCTCCACCGCACGCTGCTCCCGCAACTGCATGCGGGTCAGGACGCGCTGCCGGGCTTCGTCGAACGAGTACCCGATGGAGGAGCACTGGTAGGAGGTGATCACGCCGAACGGGTTGCCGGACACAGCCGGGTCGATCGGGGAGAACGTCTTGGATCCACTGACCGCCGGGCAGTTCATGGCGTACAGGAAGACGTCGTCCTCGCACGTGTCGGGCACGTACTGGATGGGGGCGCCCATGGCGCCCAGCTCCGGGAACGGCATCGGCCCGAGGGCGACATCGAACAGCCCATACGGTCGCGGTGGAACCGGAGGAGCGTCGATCAGTGTGAAAGCGTTGGAGATGGTAGCCATCGGACCTCCTTCCTAAGAGGTAACGAGGGGCCGGGTTCCCGGCCCCTCGGTCACGCTCTTAGCAAGTCACCGCGCGCTGAACCCCAGTGCTGCCGTTGGGGCAGATGGCCACGGTGTAGATGCGAGACAGTGGGCACATCTTCAACATCGCCCAGCCGGTTTCCGTGAACAGGTGCGTGACCTGGTTGGTGGCCAGCTTGGTGCTGTCGTAGACCGAGTTCAGGGTGATGACGTCGGACACCGCCCTGACCCACGTACCCGACGGGTACACGATGAACTGCAGGGAGGTGGGCAGCTCAGTCATCGGAGTGTCCGCGCCAGGGCCGCCGCCCGACAGCGACGCCGAGGAGAAGGCGTCCTGCCAGTCGTACACGTACTGGACCCGGGCCCCACGGGCCGCGTAGGCCGCGCTGATCGCCGAGTCAGCCAGGGTGAGAGCGTCCGGGCCAGACCCGGTGGCGTTGCGCCGAATCCAGTCGGCCCGCATCTGGGCGCCCATCCAGAACGGCATGAGCACTTCCAGGGTGGCCGAGCGCTGCAGCCGCAGCCGGTACTTGATGTCCACAATGGCCATCTCGACCGCGCTGAGAACCTGCGACACGACACTGCCGTCGGAGGTGTACGGCTGGTTGGCCAGCGACACCGCCGTGGAGCCGGCCGCCACGACCGCGATCTGCTCCCGGTTGATCTGGTGCGCGGACGCCGCCAGGGCACCCCGGGTGAACGTGGCGGTCATCTCCGGGTAGCCCCGGATGGCCAGGATGTTGCCGGTCAGGCAGAGGCCGGTGACACCCAGTCGGGTGTCAGTGAAGCTGGGGCAGGGGATCTCGACGCAGGTCTTGGTGGTGCCGGCCGCAACCTGGGCCTCAGTCAGGTTGAAGAACCCGGTGCCGTCGCCGAAGATCGTGTCGAACTCCAGGCCCGTGTTGTGCCGGATGCCGCCCCGGCGGGCCTGCACCTCGGGGGCGTCGAACAGGCCGTCCGTGGTGATCTGCAGACAGATGTCGTAGTCAGTCTCCGAGGGAGCACACCAACCCTGCGCGGCAACCAGAGAGTCCCGGTACGGGGCCTCAGTGTTGAGACGCTTGCGGTCCAGCTCCACCGAGGCGAGCAAGGATCCGCCGGGCAGTCGGGCCTCGTTGGCGACCTTGAGCAGCTTCTCGTAGTCGTCATCCGTGCCGGACACGGAGAACTCGTCCGGGTAGTTGCGGACCAGCTGGGCCACTGGCGAGGACACCGGGCCCGAGGTCATCGTGGACATGCCACGGGCGGCCATCGAGTTGTGGGCCATGGAGCGGGCCTCGAACACCTTGGCCACGTCCAGGAGGCTGGTCAGGACCTGGCCGGACTCGTAGCTGCCGCCCTGCGCCTGAACCGTCGCCGAGGCGACCAGCGTGGAGTAGGACTGGCGGGTCGTCCCGGCGGGGGTGACCTCGGTGTTGCCGCCGCCGGCCGCCTTCATGTCGGCCACGGTGACCTTGGTGGAGGCCACGACGGCCTCAACCGCCGGCTCCTCAGTGGCGGGGGCCTCCTCGGCCGGCTCCTCGGTGTTGGGCTCGGTGGTGGCCGCCGTGAACCGGTCGGACAGCTCCTGGCGCGCGGCGATCTCCGTGGGAACGGTGCTGAACACGAAGCCCTGGAGTTCCTCCAGGCGCTCGATTTCCTCAGCGGTGACCGTCTCGATACGGACGTTTTCCTTCAGCGCGGTGTACTCGTCACGCGCGATCTTGGCCAGATCCTGCAAGCTGGAGACACTGAACTGGTCCAGGTCCTCGGGGATTTGGAACACTGTCACTCCTCACAAGGAAGTCGATCATCCTTGGTGAGGGACAGGCCGCATCCACCGCTCAGCAAGCCGGCACAGAAGCCAGACACCTGTTGGGCGAAGGGTAGATCAACATGTTGCAACCGTCAAGAGGCCTGGGTAGGGTGGGTTACCTGGACCAGCGGGCTTGGAGTAGCAGGTCTAGTGGTGCGGCTGTCCAAGCAGCGTGGCACCAACAGAGCGCGGTAGGGGAGTTCGGTCGTCCCCGTGGGCCCCATAAGCCCGAGATCGTCGGTTCGAATCCGACCTGCGCCACGGTTGGGCTGGTTGAGGCCTCACGAAAACACGGGTCGCTACCGTGTAGAAGTCCCCTCGACTGGGACACCAGTTCCAGCCACCCGATCCGGTAGCTCAGCGGTCAAGAGCGGCGGGCCCTTAACCCGCGCGTCGGAGGTTCGACCCCTCCTCGGATCACGCTTAAGACCTCTCCGTGCTGGTGAGGTGTGATGAGAGGTGCAAGTCCCACCGTTAAGCCTGACGAAGCTGCCAGCCAGGTAGCAGAAACCCTTCGGGGTCGCTCAGCTTCCCTCCAGGGTGGGGTTGGTAGAGGGATCTAGGCCAGCAGCAAAGAAGCCTCCATTTCGGTGGGGGCTTCTTTGCGTTCAGCGTCCAGTGGCGGAGTACGTGGTACCGGGACCGCCCATGGTCGCCGCGACCTTGGCCGCGTGCTCCCCGCGCACGTACTCTGTGCGCCCGTTGGGCAGCTTGACCTCGTACTCCTTGTCTTGGGCAGCCGTCGACTGAGTCGCACCACCGTTGCAAGCGCAGGGCATGATCTTCTCCTTCTACTTCGCCTTACGGGCGGCCATCCGTGCTCTTTCCTCATCCTTCAGTGCTTCCTGGATGGCTGCAAGGATCTGCTGGTCCCCGGCGTCACTGTCGCTCTCGTGCCGGGTACCCATCATCCTCTCCAGTGCGGATTGCGCCGTGAATCGAGACTTGGGCTCTCCGTCAGTCAACAGTCGGGCCAGCTCCTCCACCTGGTCCAGCTCACCCTTGCGTCCAGTGCGTCCAACATCCTTGCGGGCAATGGGGATCTCGGCCAACCGGTCAGCCAGCTTCCGAAGGTAGTCCGGGGTCCCCTCTGGCAGGTTTGGCTTGCGCGGAGGGGAGTCAATCTTCTGGATGGCGTACTCCAGCTCCTTCCTTGCATTGCTGCCTTCTGGAAGTCGAGCCGCCAAGGCCTTGTACCGCTCCAGGCCCTGGGCCGGGGTGATGTTTCCACGGTTCACGTCCGTGGCGATCTGACCCAGCACGTTGTAGAGCGGCTCGCCACCAACATCCAGGCGCTTGTCTTGGCCCATCGAACTCAGGGCACTGCCAATAGCTCCATCTTCGTGGAACCGGACGTCATTGGGTTGAGCCCGGCCGCCCCAGGTCTGCTGACGCAACGGCTTGTCGGAGAACTTGCCAGACTCAATGCGGGCCTCCCCAGGCTGCGGACCGAACTGCTTCTCGGCCGCCGCCTCGCTGAACCGCTCCTTCTTGGCGGGCGCGGCCTTGGTCGGGGCGGCCTTCTTCACTGCCTTGGCCGCCGCCAGCCGGGCCATGTTGTCAGCCCGCTCCTGCTCCAGGCGGGCCTGCTCCGCTGCAGGGCTGAGTCGTGGCTCAGCGGCCGGGCCGGCCCCCTTGGCTGCCTTCTTGGCCGCTGCAAGGCGGCCACCCAGTCGCTCCTGGTCAGTCGGCAGGAAGCCGTTGTCTCCGGCGCGCGGGGCTCGGAGAAGGTCACGGGTTGCCTCAGAGTCAGCTCGAACTCCCACCGTCGCATGAACGATGTCATCACGGAGAGCCTTCTTGCTCTTGCTGCTGGCGCTGGGAACTGACAGCTCCTTGGCCATGCTGATCAGCTCGTCACGCGTGAAGTGTTCGATCATCCCGTGTGCCTCTTCACGGGTGGTGGAGCTGTTCGCATTGTTCAGTGCCGCCAAGGCTTCCTGAGGACTGGCCTGGGGGCCCGGGAGAGCCTTCTTGGCCGCCCGCTTCGCCGGGGTTGCCTTCGCTGGCTCGGCCGACACCGGGTGCACCTTGGGCCGGCTGATGGTGACATCCTCGCCGTTACTGAGGCGTGCAGTGTGGCCTGGACGGGTCACCCGGACGTTCTCCCCGTTGCCCAGATCCCGGCCACTGGGTCCTTCGTGACTGGTCCGGTTGAACGGCGTCGTGGATCCGACGTCCCCCACCCGGGACAGGCCGGCCGAGGTGCCCAGCTTGTCAGCCGCCTTGGTGAGCGCCTGTGGGTCATCAGCCAGGGACTGCAGCTCAGCAGTGTCGATTCCGTTGGCCTGGCCGGCCGTGCGCAGCCGGGCCCGGATGGCGTCGGGGCTGGCCCCATTGCCCACCAGTTCGTGAACCTCGGCCACCACGTCGGCCGTCTTCCGGGCCCGCTCCACCTGGGCGCTGCGAGCCGGCGTGGATGGCCGGGTGTCGGCCGCTCCGCCCCGGGAGATCTGCACGTCGCTGGTGGGTCCGTACTTGTAGCCACCCTTCGTGTGCAGGGTGCCATCCGGGTCCACCTTGGCCACCGAGTCCTTGCGCGTCTTGCTGCCGCCCAAGTGGATGTCGATGGGGTCGCCGGCCTTCAACTGGTCGAACTGGCCACCAGTGAGCCGAGTTGGGGCGCCTGGCTCTGGCGGGAACCGGCGCTCAATGATCTTGTCGGTGATGTCCTTCTTGGACCGGCCCGTGATGCCGTGCTCCGCACCCATCTTGCGGATCTCGGCCAGGGTCAGGTTGCCATGCATGGATGTCGCAGCCCGGCGTGCTTCCTCGGCGGTCTTGGCGTCATTGAACGGCCCTGAGGCGCGCGCGATCACCCGGGCGTGTAGCTCGTCGGCCGTGGTGGGGATGCCCAGCTCCTGCAACTTGGCGTCGGCCTTCTTGGCGTCCTCCATAGCGGAGCGCACCTCGGCCACCGGGGTACCGGTCGCCTTGGCCGCCTCCCTGGCCGCCACATGATCCGTGGGGGTCAGCTTCGTGGACGGCGCCCGAGGCTTGCGGGGGCGCTTGGACTCCTCGATCCGCTTGGCCAGTTCCTCCAGCTTGGCCACGGCGGCCCGACCCTCGGCGAGCTTGGTCTCCCGGTGCATCTTGTCGTCGGGCGTCTCGTGGCCGGCAGCAACAGATCCATGGATGATCGCGTTACTGTTGGCCAGCCCCTGGGCCATGAACCGAACACGGTCGGCGACCTGCTTCGGGGTCTTGCCGTCGTTCAGCTCAGCCTGGGCGTCCTGGACGTAGCTGTTGTCCTCGCCCAGGTCCAAACCCTCGGCGATCTTCGCCGCGTCCAGGTGCTTGGCACCGCCCGGTCGGAACCCAGCCTTGCCGGCTTCTCGGGCTTCCTTCTTCAGGCGGGCCGCTTCAGCCTTGGCCGCCTTACTGGCACCCTCTTCCCGCTTTTCTTTGAGTGCCCGATCAACGGTCTGCTTCAACAGGTCATTGAACATCTCCTCGGCCGTGGAGCCCTTCGGCTCGTCCAGCCCCTGAATCCGGGCAACATCTCGCATCTCGTCCGGGGTTGCCTTGTCCAGGAAGCGCTCCGAACCTTCCGGAAGGAACGCCTTCACTTCCTCCACGGTGGGCTTGTCGCCTTCGCCACCGAAGTGGGAGCGCAGGAACTCGGACGCCTTCTCCTGCGCCTTCACTCCTTCGGTGAGCTTGGCGTGCTGTGCCTGCAGATCAGCCCGTTGCTTGTCGGTTAGGTCCGGGGCGCGGAGGTCAGCCTCCACTTGGGACAGTTCTTCCTTGTTGAAGGAGATCTCCGACTCCATGCGCCGGACACCTTCAGCGGGATCGATCTTCCCCTCGGCCAGGTCGGAGCGGATCTCCTTCATGGAGCGCCCGGCCGAGCCCGGTGCCTCCGGGATCCCGGCCGTGTCCCAGGCCTTGGTGAACTCGTTGGCCCGGGGGGCGTTGTCGATGGGTGTAGTGGGACGCGGGGCGGCCTTCCCTACAACCTTCGCCGCTTCCTGTTGTGCCGCAGCAGTCTTGGCACCTTGCGCTGCCTGGATGTGCTGCTTGATCTTGTCCTTGGTCCAGGACTGCTTGGCTCCTGCAGCATCAGGGTGGGCCAGTAGCTCAGCCTTGGTCATCTTCTCCAAGGGCTTAGCCTCGGCTGCCGGCGCAGGGGTAGCCACCGTCGCCATGGCCTGTTCATGAGTCTGCCCGCTTTCCCGGGCACGGTGATAGATGCTCTGGTCGGCGGGAGCCAGGTTCCGTACCGCATCCGCTTCAGCAGAAGACTCGGGAGCGTTGGGCGTGACCTCCCCGCCACGGCCAGCCTCACCGGGACGCGGTAGCTGCAGGAAGTGGACGTCCTCGCCGCCCATCTTCATGGCCCCGGCGGCCTCCCGGTTGCTGGGGTTGGTGGTACCGCTGATCAGGCCACCATGCTCCGACCCACCACGGCCCAGCTCCTTCAGCGCCTTGTCGACCTCGGGCCGACTGAAGCCGTGCTGCAGATCCAACTCTTGGCGAATGTCCTGCAGGGACACCTTGCGGTCACCATCAGGTCCGCGCCGGGCCACGATGTTCTCGTACGCCTGCTTGACCGCCGACACTGTTTCGGGACTGGTGCCGCCCTTCTTCGCCGGAGACAGGACCTCCATGGCGACCTTCAGTTGGTCGGTGTCCTTGTCCTGCTCTGCGCGGGAGAGTTCCGAGAAAGGCTTGTCCAGCTCACCACCCTTGGCGTGGCTGTTGTTTTCCCGGGACAGCCAAGCCTTGTGGATCTGGTCGCCAACCTCAAGGCGCGTCTTCTCGTCAGAAAGATCAACAGTGCCGCCGTGCTCCTTGAGGATGCGCTGCACTACCTCCGCCGCGTCTCGGTTTTCCTTCTGCCAGTCGTCGGGCAGATCAGCGTACGAGGTGTTGGCGATATCGACCTGATCGGTGCCGTGCTTCTTGATCCAGGCTTCGTCCTTGGTCGTCTTGAACTTGGGCTTGCGGCCAGACCCCTCGGGTGCCTGCGTCTTCTGCCAATCCGCATGGAAGGCGCTCGCAACCTTGGAGACCTCGGCCTGGTCGCCGGTTTCCTTCGCAGGGGCCTTGGTCGGTACAGCCTTGGCCGCCTTGGCGACCGCCTTGGCTGGCTCCTCCTTCGGGACCGGGGTGGTCTCCTTACCACGCTCCTTCTCGCCTGGGCGCGGGAGCTGCAGGAAGTGAACCTTCTCCCCGCCCATGTCCATGCCGCTGGCCTCAGTGCGGGCGTCCGGCTTCACCCCACGCGACAGCAAGCCGCCGTGCTCGGAGTTGCCGCGACCAATCTCCCGCAGCGCCCGGGTCAGTTCGGCCCGGGACAGGTCGCCGCCCACCTCGGCCCGAATGTCCGCAATGGACACACGACGGTCGTGTCCGTCGCCCTGGGCCACGATGTCGTTGTAGGCCTTCAGAACACGGTCCACGGCAGGGGTGTCGGCGCTCTGACGCTCCCCCAGGGCCGGGCTCGGACCTTCGCCGGCCACGCGTTCGGCCCGCCGCTTGGCGGTGTCGGCAGCGGCAGCCGGTGCGATCTTGTCGATCATGGACGCCTTGGAGTCCTTATCGGACACCGAGACGCCCAGGTCTTCACCGATCTTGCGGAGCTGATCCTTGCTGTTGCCGGCCAGCATCTCCCGGTGATCCGCCTCGGTTAGCGGTGGCTGCTCCTTGCCTCCGGTAGCCGGTGGACGGGCCAGCATCTCGGCCGAACGCTTGGCGATCTCGTCGTGAGAGAGCGGCTTCTCCTGGGGCGCCGCAGCCTTGGCCGCCTTCTTGGCGGCCGGCGCCTTGGGCGCCTTCTCCTGGTGGCGGTGCAAAACGTTCTGGCCACGGATCGGCTGAAGGGTGACCTTGTTGCCTTCAGGATCGGTTCCCTCAATGATGTGGGCCCCGTTGCCAGTCTGCTTGCCGGTCACCGTGATCGGAGTCGCGCCCGTCTTGCGTGACGTGTGGACCCAGTTACCGTTCTCATCCTTGCGCGCCAGGACTACGTCGCCGGCCTTCACCCGGGCAGCGCTGACCGTGGGCTTCTGGGTCTCCTTGGTGGTGCCAGTGGAGCCGCGCGGCGCGGGAGTCTCCGGAGCCCCCTCCTTGCGCCCACCCACGCCGGCCGTACCTGGCCCGGCGCCGGCCTGTTCGTGCTCGGTGAGGCCGGTGGCGCTACGGGATGGCTGCCCGGACACCTTGCGGGCTTCGCGGGCGCCCGGCTTCTTCTCGCCCAGGAACTCATCAGGTGCCCCGGTGCGCTGCACCGGGGAGCTAGGAGCCTTCTCCTCCTTCTTGGCCCGAGGTAGTCCGAAGTGTGTGGCGATCAGGTCGGCCAGGTCGTTCATTGACTTGGCATCGGCCTCGGCGGTGAGCATGTCGGCCCGGTCACTGGGGTGAACCTTCTGTTCGGCCGCCTTCTCCTCGACCGACTTGATGTCGGCTTCCAGGTTGCGGAGAGCCTGCTCCGGGTGCCCGTTCTGACTCTTGGCGTTCAGGTAGGCCCGGTTGAAGGCAGCCCGGTGCGGGCCGGCAGCCGGGGACTCGATGCCACTCTCCACATAGGCGTCTTTGAGCGACTTGCCCTGCTCTGCCGGGGACAGCGCCGGTGGAGGCTCCGGAGCCGGCTCTGGTGGCCGGTTGGCAATCTCAGAAGCCGACTTGCCTTCGTTGCCTGTTCCTCCGATGGAGGGGGCGTGGATGGGCTCGTTGCGGTCCGGTACCCCGGTGGGCGACGGGGGCCCGGCGGCCGGTGGTGGGGCTGGGGCTGGCCGAGGGTTGGGCGTGGGCAGTGGGGCCTGGACCGGGGGGTTGCCCTCGTTGACGTTGGCCTGCCGCCCAGCCTGGGCGCGCTGGACCCGCGCCGCCTCCTGCTCCGGGGTGCGGCCCACGGCGGGCGCCTGCACCGACTCGGGGCGCATGACGGCCTCGGTGGCCGGGGCAGCCTGGGGGGTGGCCGGTGCTGGCATGGTGGATGGTTCCGCCAGTCGGGCGGCTCGCTCCTCAGGGGTGAGGCCTACCCCCTTGCGACCGGGGTTGAGGTCCTGGCTGACCTGAGAGGCACCCACGCCTGGGTGCGGTTCGGCGACCGCAGCGATGCGCCAGCCGCCCATGCCGTCCGGGTCGATCCGGGTGACGAGCAGGGGCTGTTCCTTGTCCAGGAAGAAGCCCCGGTCCTGGGGGGACTGGCCAGGGAAGGCGACCCGGGTTCCGGCCGGCACCATGATGGTGGCGCTGATCTTGCCGGGACCATGCTGTCCGGGCGTGACATCCGTACCAAGGTGTACGGCCTGGTATCCCTTGTTGCCCAGCACGGTGCCGAACAGGTCGGTGATGCCGCCCGGACCGTCGTGCAACTGGTCGGGTCGCAGCCCCAAGGCATCCGCGCCGAACGTAGTGGTGGCGATCAAGCCGTCCGACGTCGGATGCATGTGGGACTGCATCATGTCGTCGAAGGCCTTGGTCTGGGGATCCATGTCCCCAGCCCTGATGTGGTCCTGCGCCTCGTCCCAGTCCTTGCGGAGCCGGGTCAGCTCAACGGAGGAGAACGGCCCGTTCTTGTGGCCCTGGTTGAAGGCGTACTGGCCAGCCTGACTGTCCGACTGGAACGTACGAGGGGTGAAACCGTCGAGCAGCTTCCGAAGCGTGTCGGAGATTTTCCACTTCTTCGCGAACCGACCGTGCCACCCGCGAGGGTGGTCGTTCGGGTCCCAAAAGCTGCCCAGTCCCACGGTTTATCCCATCTGTCCACTTGCTACATCGGGTCGACGGAGGACCGTGAGCCGGCTGTCCATCTCGGCTGCTGCCTGCCAGGCGCCCAAGTCATCCCCAGCAGCATCCGTGGCTGATTGTCCACCCTGATCTGTTGGAGCCGGCGCAGGCGGGGCCGCATTTGGATCAACAGGAGCCGGGGCGGGGGCAGCAGGAGCGGGCGCGGCGGGGGCTGGCATGGGTGCGGTCATCGCTGAAGAACTCCGGTCTGGTCGACGGTGAACACCTTCATGAGGCGTTCCTGGCGGTCCCGCCGAGCGTAGATCTCGTCGTCTTCCAGCAGATCCCGCAACCGTTCCTCGCGCTCCTCGGCGGCCTTGTCGTCCTCCTGGGCAGCGAAGGCGTCGTTGACAGCCGAGGTGATGGCGTTGGCGATCCCAGTCGGCACATCAGAGGCCAGGATGTAGTCCCCGTCGTCGTACCAGACCGAGCCGGCTGCAACCAGGGCCAGGCGCTCGTCGTCCTCCATCGCGTACACAGGGAAGGCGGGGGCGTTGACGGCCAGAGCGGCGGTCAGCTCCAGGGATCCCTTTTCCCGTCGCCAGTCCCCGGACAGAGGGGACCGACGCAGCTTGGCGATCTTCGCCGGGGTCGCCTCGGGGACCACGGCTCCGGCAAACCAGATGCCGAACTCGTCCTCGCCGCAGCGGATGGTGGCGATCTCGTCGCCCGTGTTGTCGTAGTGGATGGCGGTGGCCGCGTACCCCAGGTTGATGTTGGCGTGCCGGGTGTCCATGACGATCTTCCCGGTGTCGATCAGCTCCCCCTCAGCCGTGAGCGTGGACCCCAGGTGGAACGGCGCATAGTCCAACATGGACTTGGGCGCCAGCACACACTCCCGCATCGCCACGTCGCGGTGGCACTCATTCCAGGCCGCCAGGTGGCCGTACACCCGACCTTCCGGGGTAACGGTGAGCTTGGTCTTGCGGGGCAACTTGGGATCCTCGAACCACGCCTTGGGTGGGGTGATCGGGATTCCGGCGGACGAGTACTCCATGTCCTGCTTGCTACCTTCCTTGGCGCCTTCGTCCCCGTTGTTGTCAGAGAACTTGATGCCGAACTTCTTCCCGGCAGCCATGATGCGGTCCTTGATTGCCTTCAGCTGGGTGGCGTTATACATCTTCGCGTTGTCAGCCTGATTGATGTAGGACCATGCCGCGCGGCAGTGCTCCTCGGTGTCAATCGGGTACCGCTTCTTGCCGTCCCGGTAGCCCGGGTCGGCGTACTTGACGTCCCCATAGGGTTCTGCTGCTGCGAACTGGTCCATGCTGAGCTGTACTCCTTCCTGTGCTGACCGGTCCCATGGGGCACGGACAGAGGTGTCGCCGAAGGCGTGCGCCATCTCGGCGTAGATCGCGCTGATGGTGCTCCGGATCTCGGCGTCGTCGTGGGGGGACACATCCGGAAGGCCGCCGTGGGCGCCCGACATCAGCGCGGCGGCGGCGTAGATGGCGTGGAAGATGATGGTCAGCTCGCCGTTGATGATGTCGCCCAGTGGCAGTCGATAGCTGGTGGGGTCCAACGGGTTGCCCTGGTCGCTGTGCCACATGAAGGCCTTCTGCATCTTGGCCGCATCCCCACCGGCCCAGGCCGTGATGCGCTTCACTGCGTCGTCGTTGTCGAACACGGCTTCCCGAGGCGCCAGGGGGAGTCCGCGCCAGCCGGACGAGTTCACGGCGGCCGTGATGGCCTTCGGTTCGCCGCACCCGCAGTCCTCGCCCTCCATGAGGGCCTGCATATCCGGATCGTCCTCGGGCCAGTCGCCATCCTCGCTGTCGAACACGTGCATCCGCATCAAGGTGAAGGCCTCGATCGGCACCATGGTGGCCCCGCCGATACCGAACTTGATCATGTGTTCTTGGCCGGACTCCGGATCCACGCCGGCCGTGATCGGACCGCCCGGGTCCAGACTGGTGCCGTAGACGCCCTGCTCGGCCAGGTACCGAGCCTTTGTTGCGTCCGGGATAATTGACTCGTCAAGAAAGTCACCCCAGCCCCAGGCGTACTCATTGCCCTGGTGGTCGGGCCCGTAGGTGAGGCCCAGGATCCGGCCCACGGTGACGGCGCCGGTGTGGCCGGGCGCCTGGCGCTCCCGGAAGTCCAGGGGCAGCGGCAGCGTCCGGTGGTACAGGGAGCCAGGCTCAAACACCCGGGAGCGCCGAGGCTCGGCCGTGGGACGGCCAATGGGGGCCAGGGGAGCGGCCCAGGTGTACCGGCCCAGCTGGGGCTGCTTGTCCATCAGGGCCTGGGCGGCCGTGAGAGCTTCAAGGTTGTAGTGGCCCACCATGGAGGCGTGCAAGGCGTGCAGTGGCTTCTCCGCTGAGCCGTGTCCGGGCGGGCCTCCGGTGGCCTTGGTGTGCAGGATGTTGCACAGGCCCTCGGGGTTCTTGGGGAAGTACTTGCGCAGGTTGCGCACGCACCGCTTGAAGTCGCCGGGGATGTTCCACCGAATCTTGGCTGCCCCCTTGCCGGCCAGCCAGTACTTCTGCAATTGCAGCGGCATACCCCGTGCCGGGTTGGGATCAGCCATTTCCATCTCCGATCACCAGACTGCAGCGGCAGTTGATCACTTCTCCTGGGGGCGCAGTGGGATCGCCCGGAAACTGCATCGAGGAGACACCGACCTGGAAGGGCATCCAGACCGGGACTGTCTTCCCGTCGACCTCTCGATGATCAGTCCGCACGTCGTTATCATGACGGCTCAGCCAGGTCTTTGATAGCTGCTTGCCGGACACTCTGCTCTGTTCGATGCCAGCACCCATGGTTCCAGCGGCACGCGCCCGAGTCGTTTCCGTCTGAGCAATGGTTCTTGCTCGATTTGGCCACCGCTCCGACCCTGTGTAGCTGAGCACCCTGTCAATCCGGGCAGCGATCTGGTCCCGGCTCTCCCCGGCGTTCACGCCATCCGTGATTTCCGCGAACACCAGATTCGCCACCTCATCGGGGATCCGTACCAGTAGCGACCGGACGTCCGATAGGTAGGCAACGATGAACGAGTGCCGGGACACCGGCGGTACTCCGGTCGCCTCACTCCAAGCCCCCAGTCCGATCTTCCCGATCTCCGTAAGGATGGTGTCCACATTGGACTCCCATGCCCCCTGAAGGCCGTAGATCTGGGTGGGGTCCGGCTGGAACGGCTTCATCACGGCCGCACGGGCCTTGTCCAGCCAGGACCGCAGGACTCCCCCCACCACCTGGGTCAGTCGAGCCTCATCCTCATTGCGACCCATGAAGGATCCCCGACCGGGTCAGGTACTCCCGAAGCAGCACAACATGATGCGCCTTGCCGTGCGTCAGCAGCGCGGTGCAGTAACCATCCAAGGCCAACTGAAGCTGGGTCACGTCCAGGGTGGGGTCCACTTGTTCGGCGAGCACGGACAGGTGCTCCCACACCCCGTTGAGTAGCTTCTTGGCCTTCTCCTCGCCCTGTACCGGGATGCGGGTGTGCAGCTCATAGGGGGAGCAGCCGAACTGTTGCCGGTCGTTGCCGGCCAGCCGCTTCCCGGCCAGCTCCAGCGCCCGCAGCACCGTGGCGTTGGCGATGACAAACAGATTGAGTGGAGCGACACTGGCCGCCGCCGTGATGCCGGCTGGCGGGCCGGGGGGCGGGCCGCCGGGCGCGTTCTGGGCGACACTGGCCTGCGGGATGGGGCCGGCGGTGGTGTCGCTGATCCCGGTGGGGGGTGGCGGTGGCGGAGGAGGCCCAGCCCCTCCGCCACCGGGACCACTCCCTTGTGGCGGGAACACTTTATCTGGGGGCAGTAGCTCATCACTGAAGCCAGCCAGGTTGCGCACGGCTGGGATCTGGAACAGGTTGGGGTCGCGCAGCATCAGCTCGCGGACGAACTTCTGGGCCTGTTCCTCATCGGTGGGGGCGTCGGAGTCCTTGTAGTCCCCGGACAGGCGGACCGCGTTGGCGGACACCAAGCCGGCGTCGTACATCTCCCGGGTGTCTTTCAGTCGCTCGGGACGCACGGTGAGGGGCGCGGTGTCGTACCAGTAGACGTACTTGTCAGGGTCCTTCTTGATCGACTTGAGTGCGGCCACCAGGTAGGCCTGAGTCAGGGCATCACACACCCGGCCGATCAGTGGCTCAATGTGGATCTTCACCTGCCCTTCCATGATCTGCCAGGCCCCCCAGTGATTGGCTTCACCGGCGCCGGACAGGATGGAAGGGTCGATGTCCATGCTCAAGGCGAACCGGCGGATGGCCTCGGCCCGCAGATCCAGGGCCTGGGAGCTGAGCGTGGACCCAAACTCGACCACGCCGATCTTGCCCAGTGCCTCCAGGGGCATCTCCACCACCACCGGCACCACGCCGGCAGCCGTGCCTTCCCCCTTCAGGGAGGCCGAGCCGTATCGGAGGATGGCCTGGCCCAGAGCCTCGGCGCCACTGGTCTCCAGGCCTTCCTCGTCTGGGAACGAGGTCTCCTTGGGGATGGGCAGGATCCCAGCGGACACCAGCCGGGAGTCAATCTGGGCGAACACGTACCGAGTGAGCCGCTCGATCTCGAACAGCATCGGCATGGCGGCCCGGGTGGGGGAGTCGGCCCAGAGAGTCCGGCGGGGGTGGGGCGTCCACACCCGGATGATCATGTCGGTCTCGGGGTCCAAGATCTCCGGTTCGCCCGTGTAGCTGATCATCTCCACGCGGCCGGTCCGGGTGTACCGCTTCAGCTCGGAGCAACTGAGCACGAACCACTCATCCGACTTCGGGTCGTCCGTCCCGCGTCCGATGATGTAGGCGTCCCCGGCGATGGTCAGGTTGATTCCCAGCGCCTTGATCAGCTCCGGCCGCCGGGCTGGGCCGCCCAGCAAGGAGTCGGCCAGCGCGGCCACCTTCTTGTCCTTGGTTTCACCCTGGACCCGGCCGTTGTCGTCGACCTCGGCGACGTACAGTCGCACACGCGACAGAGCCGATCCGATCCAGTTGGCTAGGAAGTGCAGCTCCCCGATCACGTCGTAGAGGCGCCAGGCCTCCGTCTGCCAGGTGACGTCCCCGAACTTGTACGCCGGCCAGCCCCGACCCTCCAGGTTGGTGATCCGGACGGCCGAGGCGACCAGACTCTGCACCGGTTCGTCGTGCCCGGTGGCGGTCGGCACCGCCTTCCTGCGGGTGAAGGCCATGTGGTGTTACTCCCCTTCTGCCTTTGCCAGCAGGCCGGTGATGTACGAGGCGGGGGGGATGGCCAAGGCTGCCAGAACCCATTTGTTGGGGAACAACACGGCCACTGGCATCACGGGAATCGCGAACCACATGCTCATACACCAGGGACAATGCACCAGGTAGGAGGGCAGGGACTCGGCCCCCCATTTGTTCACCACCCACCGGCGCAAGTCCACGCCAAGTCGGTCGGTCACCACAAGTCGAGTGAGCCGCGCGACTGTGAGGACGCCCAGGATCAGGCCGATGATCAGCATGCCCATAGCGTACGGGTGAGCCCATGGCAAGGGCCAGCACCGATCATATGAGTCTGTTCAGGTCGTACATGCTCTGGTCCAGCTGGAAGTCGTAGGTCCCCGGGTACCCAATGCGCATCTGCCGGCGCTCCCCGGCCATCAGCTTGATGCAGGCGTGCACCATGGCGTCCATGCGGTCCGGCGATTCCCGGGTGGACTCCGGATCGAAGTTCACCATCTCCTTCTCCAGCTCCGGCCACACATTGACCATGTGCAATCTGCCTTGCTCCGACCGCATGGCCACCGGCTCGGCCCGGGTCTTCTTTCCGTGCTTCGCGTGGACCGCCTGCATGGGGGGAGAGGTGTGTGGAGGGAACAGCCCCTGATCCACGCACTCCTTGTACGCGTCCCGAAGAACCTCCTCCAGGTACCGCTTGCCCAGGTTCTCCTCGTAGACCAGAAGGTCGGCCCGGAACTCGGACACCGCCCGCCAGGCGTTCAGGGCAGCCGAGCGCCCCGAGTCCTGAGTGGACCGGTCGGCCAGGACGTACATGTGCCCGTCCCGGCAGCGGCAGGCCACCACGATGCCGAAGTTGGCGTCCTCGCCGGTGAGGTTGGGGTCGCAACCGACCACAGTGGACACAATGTCCTCGGGCTTCACGCCCGGGACCCGGTTGTCGTTGAGATCCTTGCGCTTGAACAGGCCACCGCCACCAAGCTCCAGCAGCTTCCCGTATAGCTCCTGTTCACCAAGTGCCGTACCGTCGTACTGTCGCTTCATCTCGGCGAGGGCGTGCCGGGACAGGTTGCTGGCATTGTCGAATGTGGACCCGGAGATGACATGGATCGTTCCATCGGTGCGGGAAACCCAGTCTTCCAGCAGGGCTATTGGCTTTGGCGTGGTCGTGACAAACGCCCGTGGGTGGTCGTCCACCAAGTCGGCCCGGAGTGCTGGCAGCAGGCCGTGATACCAGGTCTCGTAGGGCTTCAGCCACTTCGCCATCTCGTCGCAGAGGATGCCAGCGGCGTTGTACCCACGTCCTGTGTCTGGAGTGTCAGCCCCTTCGAGGTAGATCTTGGCTCCCTGGGGGAACAAGATCATTGGGCGCGGGTTCTGCTTATACCGGTGCTTTACCCCGCGCCGGTTGAGGACGTTGAGGAGGCCGCTAGGACCTTCAGCGTTGATCGTCCGCGAGTCCGAAAGAGTGTCTGCTACTACGAGCCATTCTGTCGGGACACCTTGGCGGTCAAACGGATGCTTGAGGACACGTTCCACCATCCACTCAGAACCCGCACGGCTCTTCCCGAAACCGCGCCCGGCCAGAGCCAGGCAAACTAGCCATTCCCCAGGAGGGGGGACCTGCTCCGGGCGAGCGGTCCACCACCACTCATCCCGGAGGACTTCGTCGACCATTCGGACAGGCAGAGTTTCAAACCAGGCCCGCCGCTCAACTTCTGGGAGGAGGGCCACGCGCTCTGCGAGTGAATGGGCCACACGATCATGGTATAACCAGGGTGTGGCAACGGAAGATATCAACATCCACGTCCACGTCCATGTACCCCCGGGCGTGGACTACGCCCCTCGTTTCGACGCCCTGGAGGCGCTCCTCATGACTCTCACCGACGACCTGGCTGACCTGAAGGCCGATTTCGACGGTTACAAGGCCGACGTGGCCGCCAAGCTGAACGACCTGTCCACGCAGATCACGGACCTGCAGACCCAGATCGCCGACGGTGATCCGGCCGCCGTGCAGACCGTGGCCGACATCAAGGCCGACCTGGACGCGGCCCGCGTCGAGCTGGGCGACGCTGACGGCGACGGCACGCCGGCCGCCCCGGCTCCGGAGCCGACCCCGTAGCTTTTCTCCACCCCCCGAAGAAACAGCCCCTCGGACACGGTCCGGGGGGCTGTTTCCTGTCGGGGTCATGGTCTAGGGTCATGGTCACTTAGGGAGGGGTGCGTTGCTTCAAGACGACATCATGTCCGCCGGGTACCGGGCGGTTCAGCTCGGGCAGCTTGGCAGGATGCGGGAACGGCTGGGCCTGTCGCGCAACGCGATGTCCGACCTGCTCTACACGTCCCCGCAGACGTACAACACCTGGGAGGACTACCCAGGAACCCGGATCCGTCCGGAGACCGCCATGAAAGTGGGCCGGTTCATGCTGCACTCCAAGAAGCAGCTGGCCGTCCTGCGCGAACACAAGATCCACCTGAAGAAGCTGATGCCGCTGCACGACGTGGCAGGGCAGCTCGGGGTCAGTCATGAACTCCTGATCCGGCGGTACCGGGAAGGTCTGTTCGAGGCTGAAGACCTTGGCCTGCTGGGACTGTGGGTGTACCGGGCCGACCTGGACAAGGTGGCCGAGGTCGTATGAACTGCTTGGCCTGCGGGTTGGAGATGTCCGTGCTGCTGACGCCGGACCAGGTCACCCACCCCACCTGCCTCATGATCGAGGAGCCGGTGGAGGGCCAGGATCCGTTCAGTGTCCTGCTGAAGCAGGAACTGGTGGACATCATCAAGTGGCAGGCCAAGCGGAACCCCCGGGAGTGGCAGACTAACATCGGGCCCAGCGAGATCGGCAACCCCTGTGAGCGCAGCATTGGGTACCGGTTGGTGGACTTGCCAGGTATCAACGTGGAGTTCGACCCGTGGGCCAGCATCGTCGGGACCGCCATCCATGCCTGGCTGGACAAGGCCGTCACCGAGTGGGTGGAGAACCTGTCCACGGAGGAGCACACGCCTCCGTGGATCACGGAGACTGAGCTGGCTCTGGACCAGATCGTCACCGGTCATGCGGACCTGTACTCCGTGAAGCATGAGGCGGTCATCGACTGGAAGACCGCCGGGGTTGACGTGATGCGGAGGGTGGTCAAGGAAGGGCCACCGGACGGGTACCGGATCCAGACCCACATCTATGGATACCTGTTCGAACGGGCCGGCTACCCGGTCAAGAAGGTGGCGCTGGTCTTCCTTCCGCGCGCCAGCACCCTGTCCAAGATCTACGTCTGGTCGGCTGACTACAGCCGGGCTGTGGCCGAGACAGCACTGGAACGCATGTACGGGATCGCCCGCCAAGTCGTGGAGCTGGATCCATTGACTAAGGGCAATGAGCACCGCTGGGAACAGATGGACGCAACCCCAGGCAACCACTGCGGGTTCTGTCCCTGGTATGACCCAGGCCGTGACCCGGAGCGGGGCGCGGACAACACAGGATGCCCGGGGAGGTGAACACATTGGACAACGACGAGACCTGGTACACCGACATGGCGTCGGCGATCAAGGCACGGGACAAGGCTGTCGCCATGATCGAACGCTGGGAGACCGCGAAGGCCGAGGCCGAGGCGGAGATCGAGACCCTGCGCATCTCGCAACAGCAACAGCTCAACGAACCAGCACCAGCAACCGAGGAGTGAACCATGCCACTGAGCCTGGATGAGCCTGATGACAGCGGGGGGGCACGGCTCTACCCGAAAGACATCGTCAACCACCTGCTTCTGGTGTGGGCGATCGAGTACATGGAGTACAGCCCCACCAAGTTCACCAAGTACGACGACGAGGGCAAGGCCACCACGCCCTGTGACGCTGTGATCGTGGATGTGGTGGACCTGGACCAGTACGACGAGAACGGGGAGGCTGGCCTCCTGGCTCGCAAGACCTGGTGGCGCCAGGGTCGCCTGATCGGGGTGCTGAAGCCTCGGGTGGGCAAGCCCAACCCGATCTTGGTCCGGATGCAGCGAGGTGGGGCCGCCCAAGGCCAGTCCGCGCCGTTCGAGATCGCCAGCATGTCGGCCGACCCGGCCTCCGTGGCCAGGGCCAACAAGTGGTACGCCGCCAATCCCACCTTCACCCCGAGCGCCGTGTACGTGGACGACCGGGTGAAGCAGGAAGCTCCGACGGAGGTCCCGGTGCAGCGTTCCCTGCCGCTGCCGCCGGAGCGTCCCATGGAGACGCCCCTGGAGGCCGCAGCCCGGGCCTCGTTGACCCAGACAACATCGCTGAACCCGGACGGGATCAGTGTGTTGAGCCCGGCGCAGCAGGAGGTCATGGACCGCCTGAAGCGCATGTCCAGCGGTCCCCAGTTCGGGGCGCCGGGGGACTCGGACATTCCGTTCTAGAAATGGAGAAGGCCCCCGCTTCCAATGGTTCTGCCGGGAAGCGGGGGCCCTCAGACTGGTTGGGAGCCAGACCGTTGATTCAGACGGCGGAGGGTGCGAGGATAAGGCACCGGGCTGCCGGTCAAGATCAGAAATCCTTCAGCCCCCCCAGGTCCATGTGTTGGTAGCACACCCAGGGGGGCCTATGAAAGGACTCGGAGTGAGCGTAGCTGAAGTTGCCCGTCAATGGCAAGCGGCAGGCGTGTCTTGTGTTCCAATCCTGGCCAACGGGACCAAACGACCGGCCTTCCGGTGGGCTCCGTTCCAGGTCGAGGTGCCCTCCTCGGAGCTGATCGACGCCTGGTGGGGCAATGGCGAGGCGTACGGGCTCGCCCTGATCTGTGGGGCAGTCTCCGGGAACCTGGAGATGACCGAGATCGAGGGCCGGGCCTTGGAGGCCCCGGGCGCCCTCATCGAGATCATCAACCGGATGGACGAGGCCGGCGCCGGGGGGATCTGGGACCTGCTCACCGGGCCGGATGGGTACGCCGAGGACTCTCCGTCCGGGGGCATGCACCTCCTGTACCGGATCATCGACCACGAGGTGCCCGGAAACACCAAGATCGCCCAGGATGCGCCCAGGCCGGCGCCCGGGGGCGGGATCATGCGGGAGTGCCTGGCCGAAACCCGAGGCGACGGCGGCTACGTGATCGTGGCCCCCACTCCTGGCGAGTGCCATCCATCCGGGCAGCCCTGGATCTTGACCAACGGCAACCACGGCCGGCTCCCGGAGATCACCTGGGAGCAGCGCAACCGGCTGCACGCCGCGCTGAAGACCGCCTTGGACCGGACACCCCCTCCGCTTCCGGTGGTGGTGCCGGCCCAGCTCCCGGCCCGGATGTACGACTCGACCGGGCTCACCCCTGGTGACGACTTCGAACAGAAGACCGACTGGCTGGACATCCTGGATCCGCATGGCTGGCAGGTTGCCTCCGGCAGCCTGAACGGGCAGCGGGAATGGGTACGTCCGGGCAAGAGCATCAACGAAGGGATCTCGGCGACCACCGGTCGGGCCAACGACCGGGACCGGCTGTACGTGTTCAGTACCTCGACGATCTTCGAAGCAGAGGTCCCCTACACCAAGTTCGGCGCCTTCGCCCTGCTCAACCACGGCGGGGATCACACCCAGGCCGCTCAGGCGCTGGCCCGGGCCGGGTTCGGCGACCGGCGAAATGTGACCACAGTCAGCGATGTGGCTGATTTCGTCCCCACAGCTGACGAACAGACCACCATCGAAGAGAAGCACTATAGCCTTGACGACGTGGGCAATGGCATGAGGCTGGTGGAGGCCATCCGGGGACGTTGGCGCTACGTGCATGAGGAGAAGACCTGGTACGAGTGGCGGGACGCCTGGGTCCCTGATTTCACCGGTGGCATCACTCGGGAGTGGGTCAAGGTCACCGAGTCCATGCTGGAGGAAGCAGCCCAGATGGACCCGGAGAAGGCGACCGTCTTCCGGAAGTGGATCACCAAGTCACGCAACCGGGAGCGGATCAACGCCGCCATCGCCGCCGCCCGTGACTTCGGGTTGAGTCACAGCTCCCTGGAGTGGGCGCCGGAACGTCACCTGGTCAACCTGCGCAACGGCGTCCTGGACCTGAAGACGGAGCAGCTACACAAGCACGCCCCGGAGTTCCTGATGGTGAAAACCATGGGGACCAGCTACCTCCCGGAGGCCGAGTGCCCCCGGTTCGAGAAGTTCATGGCCGAAGCCATCCCCAACCCCAACATGCGGGCCTACATCCAGCGGGCGCTGGGGTACTCCCTGCTGGGCGACGCAGACCAACGCAGCATCTTCCTGATCCACGGGCCGTCCGGTACCGGGAAGTCCACACTGATCGACACGATGCGGGAGGTGTTCGGGGAGTACGGCACCACGGCCGGTGCCGGAGCGTTCCGGGCCTCCCGCAATGAGCAGGGACCCAACGCTGACCTGCACGCCTTGCGGGGCAAGCGTTTCGTGACCACCTCGGAGACCGCCGAGAACGCCAGCTTCGATGAGGACCTACTCAAGCGCCTGTCCGGCCGGGACCGGGTGACCTCCCGAGGCCTGTACGAGAAGTCGATCGAGTGGGTGCCGGAGTGCACCCTGTGGATCGCCACCAACAACCCGCCCAAGTTCAACAGCGACGACGACGCGATCTGGCGCCGGACCAAGTTGATCCCGTTCACCACCGTGTTCCGGGGTGAAGGGGAGATCTCCGACTTTGCTCGCAAGATGCTGTACCCGGAGGCCGCCGGGATCCTGAACTGGCTGTTGGCCGGCCTACGCGAATTCCTGGCCCATGGCCTGCAGGAGCCGGAGGAGATTGTGGCCCAGGCCTTGGAGCAGCGGCACGACTCGGACTCGGTGGCCCGGTTCCTGGATGACAAGATCCTGGACGGGGTGCTGGTGGAGGGCGAGGGGTACCAGATCCCGTGCGGGGAGCTGTTCGCCATGTACCAGGAGTGGGCCCGGACGGTGGGCGAGCGGGGTCTGGGCAACCGGCGGTTCAGTTTGCGGGTCCAGTCGATCCGGGGCACGGAGCGGGTCCGCCAGGCTGGCCGCGAGTTCTGGCCTGATCTTGGTCGGTACCTGGGTACGTTCCTGAACGGGTAGTTGTCGAACCTGGATTCATAGGTATACGCTTCACTTGCCCACCCCCCCCTGGGGTAGGTAGAACTGGAGCGAGCTATGAAGAAGGGCAACGTGACGTCGGAGAAGATCCACTTCTCTCGATCGTCCCGAGCCACTGACGCCGAGATCAAGGCGCTCGCCGAGGACATCCGCGACAACGGTCTGAAACACCCGATCCTGGTCGATGCCCACTCAGGACTTCTCCTGGACGGACTGAATCGACTCAGGGCATATCAAATGCTGGGCTGGTCCGTGGTGCCGGCGTTGTTTTTCGATACGCCATCTGAGGCAGCCGATGAGCTGGTCAAGGTGCGCGCTGGGGAGCCTTTTCCCCATCAGCGCAACATGGAGCTGTACGTCAACTTCAAGGTGTTGTGCCGCGCCTGGGATCTGAGGCGTCGCACCGGAGCCAAGCAGAGAACCAAACTCCCTCCCATTGAGGGAGCCCGGGTGGTTTGTTCTCGTGCCTGTGGGGTGAGTGAGAATTCGATCAATCGCCTCAACATGCTCGTGAATATGGCAAACCACGGAAATCATCAGGCGGCGAGGATTGTGGGGGAAATTTACGCCAGTCCTCCTGGGTCTCCCATCATCGGCTACGAGCGAATCAGTGCCGTCAACAATGCCCAGAGGCGAATGTCCCCCATGAGGGAGGAAGAAAGGGTCGAGGCACTGACGAACATCATCAAGGCTGCAGATACGGCTCTAGAGCAAGCCTTCCGCATCGGAGGGATGCATACGCTTTCACCGGAAAGTCGTGATGCGGTCAAGGAAAAGATCGACAGTCTGACCAAGTCGGTCCGGCTTATTGTCAAGGAACTTCGAAGGGAATTCTAGTGAGTAACCCCCTGGACAAGCGCTTCCACACAGAGGTTCTTCCTGTTAAGGATCTTGAGATCGACAGGAAGGTTCAGCGCGAGATCTACAGCGACCGCAAGGTCGAGGGGATCATCAAGAACTTCAACCCGGCCGCCCTCGGCGTCATCACTGTGTCCCGGCGGAATGCCGTGACTCAGGTGATCGTCGATGGATGGCACCGTTGGTCAGCCGTGAAGATCATGACTGACAACAACGGCGAGATGCTGTGCAACGTGTTCAACGACCTGACCCTGGAAGAGGAGGCACAGCTGTTCCTCGACCTCAACGACGGCAGCCAGCCCAACGCCATGGACCGGTTCCGGGCCCGACTCATCGTCGGCGACCCGGTGGCCGTCGACATCGACAAGGTCACCAAGTACTACGGCTGGGTGATCCAGCGCCAGGGCGGAAACGGCACCCTGCAGTGCATCAAGGCCCTGGAGCGGGTGTACCGACGGTCTCAGGCGGCCGGCGACGAGCCGAACGTCCTGCAAGACGTGGCCATGGTGCTGAACCGGGCCTGGGGCAACGATCGCCACGCCGGTAGCGCGGTCATCATCGAGGCCCTGGCCGCCTTCCTGACGGAGTACGGCACGAAGATCGACTTCGACCGGCTCTACAACCGGCTCAGTCAGTACGCCGGGGGCCCCAGTGCCCTTCTCAACGACGCTGAGACCATCGCGGCGGCCCGACGGATGCGGGTACCCATGGCGGTGGCCGATCAGATCACCGACCACTACAACCGCAACCCCACCGGGCCTGGACTCAAGACCAAGGCCCTGCCCGCGTGGCGCCGTTCCCGGTGAACGACCGATCCCACGCGGAAGAGATGTTCTGGCTGGGATTTGTGGACGGGGAGGAGCCTGAGGAGGCTCCCTCCCCGCTCCTCCCGCACTTGACCGATCAAGATATTCGCGGTCTCGGCGACTCGTACGACGATGGCCGAATCGACACCTTGGTCGAGGCCTATGTCCAGCTTCGGAAGCGTGTCATCTCCGCTATCAAGGTTCTCGACCTCGACGAGGAGTAAGAGAACACAGAAAAGGCCCCCAGGAGCGATCCTGGGGGCCTTTCGTGTGGGCTCATGACCCGATGGCCTGTGGAGGCCGAAGCTCCTTGACGATGCTGTGAGCGTAGTTGTAGCTCACGCCAGCCTTGGCCGCGATCTCCTTGATAGCCAGATCGGGGGCCTGGGCTAGGACCAGGGCGATCCGCTCCTTGCCCGACGGCGCCTTCGCGACCACCTTGGTTGCCGGCCGTGGGGCCCGCTCAACCCTCACATCCAGGCCGGCCTGCTTGGTCTCCAGGAAAGCTACCTGGACGTTCAGTTCGACCAAGGACACCGCCGCGATGACCATGAGGCCGTCGATGAGCAGTGGCAGGACACGGATGGTGGAAACGTCGGTCGTGTAGCGACCGAAGGCGTCGCGCTGGTGGAAGTAACTCAACCAGGCGCTGCCCAGGGTGATGCTGGCGGTAACCACGGGCCGAGTGAACCTCGTGACCCAGATCCCGTTACTGATCGGGATTCGGCTCACCAACTCGAAACCTGCCATCACGATGAGTGGGGGCATGATCGAGATGAAGATGCTCGCTCCGTTGCGTTGTGCTTGGAGTTGGTTCGCCCAGACCGAAACGAAGGTGGCGGTCGCCACGATCGCTCGGCAGGCCCACTTCAGTCTTTTCAGCTTCTTGATCTTCAGTGCGTAGTCCATTGCATTCCCCTTTCAAGGGATAAGAGATTGGTTGTTCTGGTGCCCCCGTCCCGGTTCGAACGGGAATCTCTCTTTGGTGAGAGTGCTCTGACCCATTGAGCTACAGGGGGCCTGCCAGATGATCATAACTATACCCTGGGGAGGGGTGGGGGGCAAGTCCTGAAACCAAGAAACCCCCCTGCTACAAGACCAGGGGGGTTCAAGGGGGAGGCTCGGTTCCACCTGCTTGGCCCAGGTTCCCCGAGCTTTTGTCCTGGGACTATCCAAGCCCTACCCAGAGACCCGGCACGCCATGCCGTTCCGGAAGCGTACCCCAGGGAGGGGTCACAGGGCAAGAAGAAGGGCCCCTGGGACAGGATCCAGGGGCCCTTCTGGCCGATTGGCGCCATCGTCGGTCCGGTTGAGGTCCTAGGCGCCACATCTATGGCCATCACTTCCGTGCCAACGGTCATGATGTCCCCATTGTAGCACGTCCGGAGAGGGGTGGCCAGGCAGGTTGACACCAGAGACTTCTCTGTGCACGCTCGGATCATGACACGGCTCAAAGAGCACATCCGCGAACTAGTCACGTTCGGCGCCGGCATGATGGCTGCTGGTCTGGTCCTGGTCGCCCTGCCAGCCGGTGCAGCCCCGGCCTCCGTGGTCACCACCGACGGCACCTTCGCGCTCACCTGCACCCTGACGGGCTCGCACCTGAGCTGCAGCGGGGATCTGCCCACGGCCGGGCCCACCACACCGCCGCCGACCACAGCTCCACCGACGACCGTTCCGCCCACCACGGTGCCCCCGACCACTGTGCCCCCGACGACGGTCCCACCAACGACCACGCCACCACCTGGGATCGGCTCGTTTGCCACCGGACCAGCTGGTGGGTCCGGGGTACCGGCTGGGACCCAACTACGGCCGCTGGTGGGCCGGCTGCAGGCCAACACCACATACACGGGTGTGTCCATCCCGGCCTCGGCCCTGGGTACGGTCACCGTGAGCGGGCTGACACTGCGCAACTGCACCATGGCGGCCGGGGTGGTGTTCACCGGGAACAACGTCACCGTCGACCACTGCACCATCCACGGCGGGGTCAGCCTGTCCGGGGGCGACAACTTCACCTTCACCCGCAACAACGTCACCGGCTGGGATGACGGGCTGCACATAACCTCGGACTCCGGCCCGGTGAACACGGTGATGGTGACCAACAACTGGATCCACGCCCCGGCTCCCCAGTGCTCTGATCACTCCGATGGTATCCAGGTTCTGGGTGTGGCCGGTGCCATGTTCAGCGGCAACGTCATCGACCTCGGGCCGTGGATCCCCTGTGGTCCCCTCAACGGGGCGTTCCAGTTCGAGATCACCCAGGGTCCGGTCAGCGGGGTGGTGGTGACCCAGAACCTGCTCAACGGGGGCGGATACGTGTTCCGGGCCTACGCGGGCACCCAGATCATGGCGGTCACCGGGAACGGGTTCGGCCCGGACCGGCACTGGGGGCCGTCGGACACGTTGCTGGCCACGATCAACACCTGGTCGGGTAACTTCCTGGTGGCCAATGGGGCGCCGGTCCCTCGCGAGTAGTGAGCACATGAAAAAGCCCCCTGACCACTGGATCAGGGGGCTTTTTCAGTGCAGGGCCGGGATCAGCCAGATGGCTACGGTCAGGAGCACCATGCCCGCCCAGCCTAGATCGACTCGGGGAGTGGTGACCTTGAAGGCGGCCAGGACGAACAGGATGAGTGCTGCAACGAGGAACAACACGGCTACGGTCATGACCTCAGCATGGGCCTGATCTGGTGTTTCGACTAGAGAAGCCCCCGATCACGAGGCCAGGACCTCATAGGTGATCGGGGGGCTTCCCCTTCCCAGTGGTGCGCCAGCGTGACCTGGCTCGGGAAGCTACTTCTTCCCGTACTTCAGCACGAGAAAAGCGAGACCCAGGAAGAAGATCACGGACGACACGAAGATGATCGCTGTGAGTTGTTCGGCGCCGTTCACGGCTCCTCCATCATGAATCGTGGGAACTTGGGGTGGTCACCAGCCCAGGTGTCCACAGGCTGGCTCACACCCTGGTGCCAGAGCCACACGGTGATCTGGCCGTGGTTGGGGCCGCCGGGTAGCTCCAGGAGCCGGACTAGTTGATCATGTCCTTCGGCGCTGAGTTCAGGTACCTCGTAGGCGCGGAAGATCATGGCGAACGAGGACCACGAGGGCCTGGATGTGATCACGGTGGCCCCGGTGCTGCCATCCCAGCGGCTCACGGTGAGCAAGACGGTCAGGTACTCGGACTCCATCAACGTGAAGTCTTTGTGCCAGATCAGCCACCAGGTGTCCTTGATCCACTTGATCGGGTTCACATGGTCTCCACCAGGTTCATGAGCCCCTTCTGTGAGCCCCAGCACGCCGGGCAGGCCGGCAGGTGATACACCAGGACCTGGGCCGGGCGCACCACCTTGTGCTGCTCCCGGCCCCCACGTGTTTCGATCTCCCGGACCCGCTGGACCACCCGGCAGTTGCCGTTGGCCCAGTTGTGGACGACGCCAAAGCTGTTGACGATCGCCAGGACCTTCACTACAACTCCTTGAGCTGGATGCGTCCACAGTCCACGCATCTCCGGTACTGGATCTTGATGTCCGGATACCCGATCATCCTCAGCCTGAGAATGTCAAAGTCGGGCTGGGTCCAGTGAGACCAGCTGTGCCAGAGGTGGTACCACGGCGGTCGGCCCCTGGTCATGACTTGTCCAGGTCCACGAAGTAGATCTCATGTAGAGACGTGAAGATCTCATCCTGCAGGGACTCCTGGAAGGCCATGAACACGGCCTCGGCGAACACCACGGTCCCGCAAAAGTCCAGGGCCTCTGGATCGCTGCCGGCAAAGACATCCACGCTGATCATGGATCCCAGTCGGGCGTACTCGAACTGGAAGATCACTTCCCCTCCCGGCCCTCGGTCCACTTCTTGACTTCTTCCATGGTCACGGCCGGCTTCACTCGCGGACCGTTGTTCTTGCTCGGGGTGCCCCGGCTGTCGTTGGACTTGCTGTCGCCTCGGCCGCCACGGTCGTGCTCGCCGACCTCCCAGCCGCTGCCTTCGTCTCGATGCTTTCCAGCCATCTTGTTCCTTCCACATCCCCCGTGGAGGA